TTGAATAAATGCTTCTTTAGTAGGCGCACCCTTAGATCCAACTTTACGCATTCTCTCACCAGAGCCAGCCTTAATACGTGCTTGCTTTTTATGGATATTGGCATAAAGTCCGGGCTTAACTGCGCCACCTTCTGCAAATTGCTCAAAATCTGTGTCATCTCTACGGGCTTTCTTTTTGCCAGATGGCATCTTAGAAGGAGCTATATCTCCCATACCTCTAGAGGGTCTCATTTTTTAGCTTTCCCGCCCATGCACATAGCTTTTACATGCTCATGGTGCATTTTGTGACCAGACGCATGTTTAACAGCTTTATCTTGCTCATGCATAAAGCCAGCAGCATGCTTCTTGTCGTGTTCCATTTTATGCTTGTGTTCCATAGCTTTTCCACCTTTTTTCATTGGTTTGACACCACGAGTGTGCTCACGAGCTTTTTCAGAATCAGCGGCTTCTAGAGCTTTCATAGCTGACTCACGATTCATTTTCTTAGGACCGTAAGTATCTAAATTATATGTATCACTAATCTCTTCGCCGGGTGCAGCTGTAAATGCTTTACGAGCACGTTCAGATAGGTTGTATCTATCTATATTATTTTGGGCTACACGGTTTTGTTCGTCTGTGCCAAGGAGGGCTTCTTTAATAGTTGGCATGATTAGCACATCTTCCCACGGGTTTTACCCTTAGAAGCAATACCGTCAGCACGGCTAGATGCAGAACCACCTTTAGCCATCTTGATAGGATCGGCGTTCATTGTGCCTTTACCACCTTTAGCACCAGCTTGAATGCCTAAAGTTTTATAGTCACGCTCTTCCATGCCTTTAGTGTGCGCACTTTTTTGAACGCCAGACTCACCATGTTTGAGCAGTTTGTTTGAACCAGCTTCAACATCCTTAGACATTGTTTTTGGACCCATTGTCTCTTTAAGAGCCATTTTTTTCATTCCCATTGATTTCACGTTGCCACCTTCTTTCAGTTTGGATAAATTGGTATGTTCACCTTTGTGTTCCTGCTTATCGTGCATGCCAAAAGCTTTTTTAATGAGCTTTTTGTCTTGCGCAATATCTTTCTTCATTTCGCCTTTTTCGCTGTGTGCCATAACGCCACCTTTCTTGAATTTTTTACCTTTGTCAGCAGCAGCAAAGTCTTTGCCAACAGATTGAGGAACTCCAACTTTTTTGGCAAACTTGGCGCTATGGGCAATAGCTTCCATAAAATTGTGTTGTTTTTTAGAGACACTTGGCATTACTTGGCACTCCAATATCCTACGATTACACCAACAATGCCGGTAACAATACTAATAGCGCCACCAATAGCCATCAATGTTTTCCAACCACCTTTAGCTTCGGATAGGGTTTTTTCAATCTTCTGGATACAGGCTTTTATCTCCTGCATTTCTTGTACCATTTTGTCCATATCCGACTGTAAATGGGAAATGTCATTAGCATGTGTAGCCAATTCTCTTGCTGTTGAAATTGGATCTATATCGTTCATTAACATTTCCATCTTGCTAAGCTAGCCGCCTTACGAGTAGGGCGTCCTTTTTCATCCTTCATTGGACCCGGCATACCAGACATGCGAGCGCAGAAAGATTTCTTTCTTGCTCCGCCTTCTGGCTGTGGGGCTTTAAGGTTTGAGCCAGTTGCAGCATTGTACTTTGCTCTACCTTTGGCGGTAAGACCAGCACCCTTAGATACTGGTAATTTTTCGCCTCTACCTACTGCTAGAGAAGGGGTTTTCTTATTAGCCATACTGAATAGTTTGATACGATATGTTAGTTACGTTTGCATAGACACCGTTTCTTGCTAATACGCCTTCACCAGAAAAAATAACTTGGAAAGGTTGTATTGCAGTACCAGTATTGTAGCTAGTAAGCCATTCATTACCGCCATAAACATAAGTACAGTTTGCGGTGTTAGCAATTGAACCAGTATTAATATCAGTAATAGTAAATGTATTGGCAGTTGCATTGCCTATTTGGTAATTACCAGCAGTAGCTGACACGTTTGAAAGTGGCGCAAAAGTAATACCAACTGTTTGCCCGTTACCTAAACCATGTCCCGTACTAGTTACTGTAACAACATATCCAGTACGTGCGTATGTAGCTGCATTAGGTGCAGCGTTAGTATCAAAAATATCAATAGCGCCAGCAGTGCCGTTACCTTGATATACCAAGTTTTTCATACGAACTCGACCAACATATAAAAAGCCAGAACCGCTAAGGTGCGAGCCTTTTACGTCATATTGCATTGTCATAATTAATCTCCTAAAGATTTAAGCGGGGGACGAATCCCCCTAGATTAATTAAACGTTTTGCTGACCGTTGTCTGCGATGTAGTAACGGATAGAGCCAGTAACTGGACCACCAACTGCACCAGCAGTACCGATAGCAGAAGTAAGAACGATGAGGTTAGTTGCGTTAGCTACGTTACCCAATGAAGCACCAGCGCCTGTACCAGCAATATTAATTACTTGACGGGTTGTTAAGTTTGCATTGTTTACAAATGCATTAGGAACGTTTGTGCCTAAAGTAGTTGTTTGACCGGGACCAACAGAAACCAAAGGTGTGTAACCAATGTTAGCTGTAGAGTTAGCGCCAGTAGATGGGTTAGTAATATTTACAGTCAAAACTACAGCGTTTGCTGGAAGAATAACAGCAGCGTTGTTAGTAGAAGAAACTACTACGTTTGCGGTTGTTGAAGATGTGTTTGCAATATAAAACTGGGCAACCATGTCCATCGAACCAGCGTAAGCTGTACGAGTCTGATCACCACCTGTTGAGCGCCATACGGCTGAGGTTGTTGCTAATGCCATGATAAATTGTCCTTACATACAAGATAAGTCTATCAATCGGTATGTCGTCTGCCAGATCAGTTTGATAGACCAAAACTCTGGTTTACCCCAATAATACTACAAGTAAAAGTATTTACAAGCTTTTATAAAGAAAAAACCCCACTTTTTGGGCGGGGTCTAAAACCGTGGGTTTTAAGGTATTAGGCGCCGGGGCTGCCGAACATACCAAGAGGATCAGACCAACCAAATGAATAACGCTCACGAGACTTGTAACGAACGTTACCAGTATCGAAGTCGCCGTCCATGCTGTTGCTCAAAGGAGTACGAACGAAATGCTTCATACCGTTTGGAACATCAGTTGTCAAGAACCAGCCGTTTGTGTCAGTCAAGAAGTGGTTGATAGCGTAACCTTCAGCAACGGAACCATTGTTCTTGATTGCGTTGATGTCGTTATCGTTTGTACCAACACGCAATTCAGTTTCGAGCAAGCGAGTTGCAACGAACTGGAGTGCAGGTGGAACAACCAATTTCTTAGGTTTAGCAGCGATCAACAGACCACGCTCATCTGTCCAAGCAGCGATTTGAATAACAGCAGACTCCAAAGAAGTCTCATTCAAGTCAGCGGCAACAGATGGAGTGTTGCTGTTTGTACCACCAGAAACCAAAGGATGTGCAGTAGAGAACAATGGAACGCCATCGCCACCGTTGTAACCAGTGGTGAAGCCGTTGTTCAATACAGCAGCAGCTTTAACTTGCTTAGTGTAAGCCATAGCACGAGCTAAAGCTTTAGTGTAACGAGCAGACAAAGAGTCATACAAGTTATCTTCGATCGCCTCTTCTGTCAAGCTAAAGCCAAGGGCGATAGTTTGATGGTTGTAGCGAGCTGTCCATGCTTCTTGCGCATTGTCATAAGCGATGGCTGAGCCTTCGTTTTTGACAGGTGCTGCGCTAAAGCCAGACAATTTGGTTTCTTCTTCAAAAGAACGCTCAGAAGTCTCTGTTTCATAAACTTCTTTATGTTCTTCACCGTAGCGAGCGTATTCCAATCCGAACAATGCGTTCAAACCGGGCAGAAGCTCTTTTAATAGTTGGGCACGAGAAATAGCCATTTAATTAGCTCCTTTATACGTAGTTTTGTGCTGCAGTTGCCAGCATCTGTGGGTTATTCAACTTCACGATAACTTCCGTGTAGGCGTTATTACCAGTAGCAGTCTCTGGAACTACGGCGATACATTTAACAGGCAATGCTGCAGCGTTACCGGTTCCGATTACTGGAGCAACAACAGAAATTGCTGAGTCACCAGTAGTAGTAGAACCTGTAGATTGCAGGATAGTCATGTTAGTACCAACAACAGAAGAGTTGGCAGTAGTGATAGTTGTATTAGCTGAATAGGTAATAGCAACTTTAAACGCAGCCATAGGATCGCTAACAACATAAGCAATAGCAGAAGTAGCAGCAGCATTACCGGGATAGTACTGAGCCTGAACTGTTTGACCTTGAGTGTTAACGTATTGAACGCCCATGAAAACACCGTATGTTAAGTTAGCGGTATTGTCAGTAGTAGCGTCTACAGTTACGTTTGATTTGATGATATTGCCACCTTTGACCATAACGATGTCACCATTGAAAATCGCAGTGTTATAAGTACTAGCGATTGGCAATTGCTGAGTTGCGCCCGCATAAGGCATAAAGTCAGCACGGTTAACAGGGTCTAAGCCGTAGGGAGCAGAAACGGTTGGATAAGCCATTTAAATCTCCATTAATAAAAGTTAATTTGTAACGCCTTTGGTACTCGTAGACTTACTCTCTTTAAAGAGTGGCATACGAGGATCGCTCTGGCGCATGAGATTGTTGTCTACAGCATCCGTCTGGGCTTGTGTTTGGTTAGCGTAATAAGCGTTACGCTGTGCGACAAACTCTTCTGGGGTTTTGCAAAGCAACAAACCGCCGATTTCGATGTTGTCCTTAAAGCGACTTGTCGGATCGACTAACAGTTGGAATTTAGGTTGTTCCTCAATACGAACAGGTTCCCATCCTTCTCTCAGTTTTCCTGAAAGATTACGTGGATCTGGGTTGTTCAGTGTTGCGACACGAATCCAGCGATAAGCAAACCCAGCCTGTTTATCAGGTTCAGGGAGTAATTCTGGTTGCTGCCAACTGTTAGGGCGCTCCATTGTTACACGGGTTTCAAGCTCACGAGTTTTTCTTACTTCAGCCATTTTAAGACTCCAATTTAGTTAGTTCACGGGCGTACTGCTCTGGGGTAAGACCTAGCTTTTTCGCAAGCAGGACTTGGGTTTTGCTCATACGAATCTTTTTCGGAGACGTACTTCGTGTTGCCGGAGCGACTACCGTACTAGCTTTAGGTTTCTGAACCTTTTCGGGTTCTTCTACCTCTACTTCTTCTTCCTCGAAATTCTCAGGGAAGCGTTTGCGCATCGTTTTATCAATGCTTTCGTAGTATTCACTTGATCCAGCCGGGACCCCGTTACGTACCAATTTCTCATGCAAGCCAAGCGCTAAGCTAGTCATCTCTTCGTCTTGACCAAACCATTGATTGCGTTTTTGCCATTTAAGAGCCTTCTTATCGGGCGCATTTACTTGCGGTTGTTGTATTTGTACATCAGCTTCTGGTAGTTGTAAAGCCTTTTCAGGTTGAGGACGATAGTTTTCTGCTCTATCTGCCTTAATCTTTGCATTTGTCATGCGCTCTTGGGCTTCTAACAGCTTATCTGCGTCACCAGACTCATATGCAGCCTTAAATGCTACCTTTGCTGACTCCAATTCTTGTTGAGCGGACTGTTTTACCGTGTCAACAAAAGCGTTTTCACCATTATGTAGACGTTCTTTGAGCTTTTTGTTCTCTTCAAGCGCAATTTTTGCCAATTTCAGGGCTTCTTGCTGCTCTCGAACTGCAGCATCCTTCTCACGGCGCTCTTGGTGCCAGAGTTTTTTAGCTGCTTTGATAGCTTCATTCTGATCATTGTTGAATTTTTCGAGGTTTTCTTCCTCTACTGCTTCAGCAACTTCAGGATCTACGGGTTTACGATTACGATCCTGTGGAGGAGTATCGTTTTCAATCTCAATTTCGAATCCATCTTGATTGGCGTTTTCAGTATTAGTACCTTCAACTTCAATTTCGTCTGGAAATTCGAACTGTTTTAGTTCTTGTGGCATTTATTACTCCTTAAGCACGTTTAATTCCACGAGGGTCTTGGACTACGGACTCTACGGAATCATCATTGATCAATCTGAACTCACGACCATGAATTAACAGGCGTGTTCCAGCGTTTGGTCTTACGATTACAAAGTCACCACGTTGGCACCAAGGTCCATTTGGGAACCTTGTTTTATCTAAATAGCAATCTGGACCAAGATCTACCACGAAAAGGACTGTTGCCAGCTTTTCTTCATAGTTAATGGTTGCGTCTGCTTTTATTAAGCCACTTTCGTACTCTGCTTCTACCTCTGGAATAGCGCAAAGAATGCGATAACCAGTTGGTTGAGGCAATTGACGGGCTTTGTCATCTGCGTCTTTGTTGAGTAATGCGGATAAATCTACTGCTTGGTCTAACTTAAGATCACTCATCGGAGGTCTCCATTTTTTTCTGAAGGTCTAGTATGATTCCACATGCAGACTCTAGACCTCGAATCTGTCCACATATGTATTTGTACTCATCGTAAGATGCGCAATGACCTTTTTGTAATGCCTCACTGAGCATTGCAAGGCGGTCTTTCGCCTCTATGAGTACTACTGCTAAAGGATCCATCATTTACCTTTCGTTGGTTTCTCCTTCTGTACGGACATCTGTTGTTCATGCTTGCCGATGTCCACCGCAAGTCGTGCATGTTCAATATCACTTTGGATAGCCATTTGGGTTCTATCCTTATCCATCTTCGTTTGGTTTTGCATAGCCGCAATACGCTCTTGAGAAGCAATTCGTTCTTGCTCAATTGCAATTTGCTGGGCTTTCGCTTGCGCATCCATCTGGACTTTTTGCTGCTTAGTCGCAGCGTCTTGTTGCTTAACGGCTAGTTCAGCTTGTTGGATCTGGATCAACGGATCCTGAGCCTGTTGCTGTGCTTGCTGTTGAGCAGCTTGTGACTGGCTGAGCTGCAGTAATTTCTGAGCTGCAGGTGCTGCCAATCTTGCGATCTGGAGTTCCATCTCTTGTGGAATTCCATCTTCGTTTTCTTCATCGTATGGAATTGGAACGCCGATCATCTCTTCCATCTGACGGCGGTATTCGTATCCAACGTGTTCTTGAATGTGAGACATCATAGCGCCAAGAATCATTTGGGCATTTGGGTTTTGACCCATTGTTGCCATGATCTTTGGATCTTGCATTGCAGCCATATGAACGGCAATGTGCGCTTCGTGGTCTTGGTACAAGAATGCTTTTAGCGGTTCCATTTTGAACGCCGCCATGTTTTCCGAAATTGGATCCCGTGGCTTTTGATCGTCTGGTAATGGAACTAACTTGGCTGCATTTTTAATACCTAAAGCATCTAGCATCTCACGGTGTAATAGCGGTAAGTTATATAACTGTGGAGCGCCTTGAGACAATTGAAGAGCAGCTTGATACTGCATAATCTTTTGACTCATTGTCGCTGCATTAGGATCGCTTACTGGGATAACGTCAACGTTGTCATAGTCAGAACGCTTAGCAGAACGGCGACCGTCAGATGGCTCATAGCTATAGTCTTCTGGTGTGTAGTCAGCGATAATGCGCTTTAGTAAACGGAACTCTTGCTTCATAGAATAATGAACACGGGCTTGTACCGCAGACATTACTTTGAGAGTTCTTTCCAAGATTGCTAGGGTTGTCCCTACTGGGGTATTCCCTGACATGTCGGCAACTTTGAGATCTGCTGCAGAAGCAAAGCGGCGTCCTTCGTCAACAACTTTATCTAGCAATTGAGCTAATACTAATGATGGCTCTTTGTATGGCAGAGGAAGAATATTGTCCTTCATGGTTCCGCTTGGTACATCTACGTCACGGAATTCGCCCGGTGCTATCGGTGTGTCGTCACCTTTGATTCGCATGCCACGGGTCTTAAAGCCGCCCGGCAAGTTAGCGAGGGATCCCGCATCCACGAGCTGTCTAAGGATAGAAGTACCAGACTTGGCAAAAGCTCCAATAAGATGAATAAGACCAAAGCAATAGAAACCAAAGCCCGGAATGTAACCGTAATGAACAAAGTGCTGGCGTTTTTGATGTGTCTCATCGTCTGGGTTCCAGTTGCGGCGGATGGCTAATACAGAGCCAGATCCTTTTTCAATCGAGACAACATACGGCAATCCAATGCCAGTCATCTCACCATCTTCATCAGTATGCTCAAATCCGGGTAGATCCAGATTAACGTGCATCTCCAAAACTTTATAGCGGTCATCCGAGGTAGCTCTAAAGCCTAGCTTCTCAGCAATCTTTTTCTCTACTTCGTCTAATACATTGTCTGGTGTACCAAGATCAATATCACGGTAAAAACCTGCAGCTTGTAAGCGGGCAATATCGTTTTCAGTCTTACGCATAACGTGAGTAACACGCTCTGCCGACTCTAGATTAGATGCGCCGTAAGGAACCACCATATCTTCTGCCGGTACAAACATGGCTACTTGGCGGTTTAAAGAAGGATCAAAGTACACCTTCTTAAAGGCGTTACCTGCAATCCCCAAGCCCCAGAGCAAACGCTCATGCTCAGGACGGTATTCTTGCATTACATCTGTTAACTGGTAATTCATGTCAGCTTGAACACGAGATGCAGATTCTTTTTTCTCTGTAGTTTCTTTACCAATAATCTCTGTCTTTACAGGACCAGCGGCAGGGAAAGTTTCCATAATCATTTCTGCTTGGAACTTCACTACTGCTTCGGAAAGAATTGGATGGTAAACGCCGCATGCGCCTTCCCATGGTTCGGTTCTCTCTTCGATTTTTAGACCCAAGAGTTCTAGACCGTCTACATAAGTTTGGATCCAGTCTTTTCTAGATGCTACGTCAGCTTCGTATTCGCCGATTAAATCGCCAGCTACAGAAGATAACTCTGCATCACTCATGTACTCCGCTAAGTTAGCGTCAAAAGTATCAGCGGTCTCGACTTCTGGCTCTAAGGATATTTCCATGCCATCAATGCCAATTGTTACAGACTCAGGATCCTCGATCTCTATTTCAAATTCTGGCTCTGCTTGAGCTAGAGATTCAATCCCTTCAGGGGCTTGGTATAAACCTTTTTCAATTGCCATAGTGGTTCCTAGTAATACGCAGCTTTGCGTCTATAAATTGGTTCGTCATCATCATCATCTGATGGGAGTGAAATGAAACCGCCCTTTCGAAACCGGATTAACGCTTGAGTGGCACTATCCACTAAGTCGTCATGTTCCGAGTTTGGAAACGCCGCCATCTCTTCCATCACTTCATCAGCCCATCTTGTTCCCGGCGCCCAGACCTTGCCGGATGCAAATAAATCTGTTACAGAGTTCAGTCGAGCTATCTTATCATTGCCACGAGTAGGTGTAAACTCTTGTACGGGTATACCCATCCTTCGCAATTCAAAGATTAACGGCAGTCCTGACGCCTTTCCCTCAATCACGAATGCATCTGGTTCCCAGTGTTTGTATTCCTCTAAAGCCCGCTTCTTTAATTCAGGGAACTCTAGGCGTTCTTTAAAAGCATCCAAGAGAATAATATTGGGGTCTTTTTGGTCTTCATCTTTATAAAAGACTCCCCACGTAGTACAGGCAGAGTAGTCGCTGCGCTCGTTTTTAGTAAAAGCGGTATCCCAAGATTGGATGATAAATTCACAGGCGGGCGCCCTATCGCCCTTCCATGTTTGCCACCACTCTCTTTTTACTAGCGCACCCTCTTCACTCGTAGGGCTTTGTTGGTACTGGGCATTCCACTTGGAAACAGGCAATTCTTCCTTCAGAGCTAACAGTTCTTCTATGGGCCAGAATGCGGGCCAGAGAGGTTTATTGTTATCTAGGATTGCTGGAAAGTTAATGACTTCCCACTCATCGCCGTCTCGCTCTATGGAAGATTTTAAAATCCGCCCCGTTAAATCCCTCAGACTCCAACGGGTCATAACGACTACAATTGCGCCGCCCGGCTGTAAACGCTGGCGTGGACCAGAGGAGTACCACTCATAAACCTTGTCATAGACTTCTGGATTAGTAGAGGCAATCGCCGCTTCTTGCTCAGAATGGGGATCGTCAATAATCAGAAGATCCGCACCTTTACCAGTTACAGTACCGCCAACACCGATCGCAAAATAGTCTCCCCCCTTGTTAGTTGCCCAGCGCCCCGCTGCTTTTGAATCGCTTTTTAGCCCCACACCCGGGAAAATTTCGGCATAAGCCTCGGAACCAACAAGGTTCCTCACCTTCCGCCCAAACCCCACCGCAAGCTCCGCCGTATGAGACGTCTGAATGACTTTCTTCTTAGGGAATTTTCCAAGGAACCAAGCAGGTAGAAGGTAACTAGCAAACTCAGACTTTGTGTGACGAGGAGGCATATTAATAATAAGACGCTTACATTTGCCATCTGCAATCTCCTGAAATTTCTTAGCCATAATCTTGTGGTGGGCGCCATCTACAAACCCGTGCCAGAGCGTATGAACAAACTTCATAAAGTCTTCTTGGCTCTTTTCCCGCTTAATAGACGATATGTAGGCTTGCGCCTTTTCCAAGAAGTCCGCTTGCTCACTTGGGGGCAGTTTAGCTAGAAGAGCATCTAAGTTCATTCAGCGTCCAGTTTATTCACTCTAAGATAAGAGGGACGAATACTCCTCGCCCGGCGGGGTAGCATCTTGCAATGCCCTAACTCTACTAATCTCTTCATTGTCCTATGAACGTTCCCTCTACCCTTATCTCCAGTGATATCCATGATGTCATCTATAGAGGGGGCGAACCCATGTTTAATCCACCACTTATTAATGATGTCGTAGATGTAAGCCTGTTTCTCTGTCATAAAAAAATATACCCCCCACCCTATGCGTTTAGAAACACAAGGGGGTGCCTTTCCCTATAAAAAGTGTCAACCGTTGACAGCGTTGTTTTTTTGCAACAGGAATTATGCGTCATGGGATTGTTTGTCTGTCTCTACGGATCGTTTGTCTGGAGTACTATGTAATGCAGGGGACCCGTCAATTTGCTCAGAGGTGGGGTCGGGGATAGGTGGGGTCGCTGGGTCGGCATCTGCGATGGCGGCGGGCTTGTTGATCTGTGCCATTAGCTCATCGACATCTGAGTCTATTGTCCTTGCGTCATCTGCTAGGGCTTGCTTAAGCTGCTCCATTAGTTCATTCTTAGCGGTCTCACTATCCTTGATGATCTTGGTCTCAGTGCGTGCTACGAATACTCCGAGCTCTGCGACTTGTCCTAGCTTAGACAGTGCGCTAATCCGTTCTGCGGGCTTGGACTGGGGATCGACTGCTTCCTTTGTCAATTGTGAAATAACAAGTGTCCTTAATTGTCCAAGAGAATACATCGCTTCGAACTGTTTAGCCCTCTCTAGAGCTTCGACCTCTGCTTTTATTCTGCTATCGTTGCTCAGTCTGCTAGCATTGTCTGACATTGTTTTACGCTTTCCCTTGTGTTTGTAAGCTCTTGCATAGGCTTCTGTCTTGGTCAATCCCTCTACAATCCCTTTGCAATATTGCTTCTGCTTATGGGTTAGCTGTCTCTTACCCGCTAGAATGACATGAGCTGGCGTCTGCTCTAGGCTTTCTTTTATTTGGGCTTTACTTAACTTCGGCAGTCTCATTGAATAGGGTATGAATTGAGTATAGCTAGATGATAGCATAGATTACTGTATATAAACACAGTAGTAATGATGCACTAGGATGTCATGCTTTAACTCTAGGCAGATACTTACCCTCTTATATTCCCTCTATGAACTCTATCTTCCCTTACATGAGATTGATCCAAGCTATCCAGTCGGAACAAATAGCGGGCTTTTAAATTTGTCAGGATGACGGCAGCGCCCCGACTTTTTGCAGCAGAAAACCCCTAGGCAGCCGAAAAAATATTTTGTATCTTGCCCTGACTTTTGGGGTTTTCAATCGTCTTGTAGTTAAGGAAGCAATACCGCAACCTTAAACAACTGGAGAATTAACATCTTGAACACATACACAGAACAAGAGATTCAATTAGCACTAGACACGCTGGCGACAGTATTTGAGGATGATCCAAAGTATCAGGAGATGCCAGACTTAGCCAAAGAGTTATTTGCTTGTGCCTTGCTAAGATCGCATGACCTAATCCGTAGCAAGTAGCAAAGGAAGGCGGGCTAATAACCCGCTTTTCTTAAACTTTCTCACATTGTGGAAAACTATTTGTCATTTTCTTGATCTAGGTCAAGATTTTGTCTATTTACTGGTGATCTAATTCATACATAGCAGCACAACCCACAACCATGAAGGAGCTATACCATGAAAACATTTACCGCAACCATTCAGACCGAATACGCTACTTATTACATTGACTTAAAGACTAGCAGAGATTTTCCATCTACAAACCCATACGCACTAATGCACCCTAATGGATGCGTATATCTTACTAGCGTATCTGACTGTTTAGACTGGATTAAGCATTATGACGGGCTTTTAAAAGAGCAAGCAGAAGCAGAAGCAGTATGGCAACTGCAACACGCTTAACAGATCGAAACGGGAGCAATCCCGTCTGAGGGTTAAGCCCTTACTGATGAGATCAACAATTGAAGGAGTGATTATGGCAATTAAATACACCATTAAAGCAGCAGACGGCACTATCCATAGTTTTAAGACTTTGAAGGATGCCAGAGCTTCAGCCATTGGCTGGAGTAATGGCGGGCTTAGAATCATCAACCAAGTAAATACGGCAGCAGAAAAGCGCAGCGCAGCCGACCAAAAAACCGCAACAAACTAATAAACCGAGGAGAATTATCTTGCAAAGAATCACAGATAAACAACTGGACAGTCTAGCAACATACTTGAACGAGCTAACTAATAGCCCATTGGAGCCATATTCTAAGGATCAAAACGGAAAATTTTGCGCCAATATTGGCAACTATCATATAAGCCACGCATACGGGGGAGTTTGTTTGCATCGCATGAGCAACACAAGTGGCGGGGTAAATACTCCACTTATAAGCTATCACACAACAAAGCGGGAGTTATTTAACGCTATGCATGCTTTTATAAGAGGTTTAGATGCAGTCCGATTCAATGACGTACAAATCAGAAAGGCGGCTTAATTATGCAAAACGCATATACAGAGGACTTGAGTAAATTTGGCTATCGTGAACGGGTAGAGCTGGAAAAGATCCTTCACGCATGGAATGAAAGCGGGCTTCCGTCCGATTTTTGGGATAACGAAGTGCGCCCAGCTTTTAACATGAATTCGGGCTATGTTTTCCTAGTTAATAGCGAGTATCAAGTAGCCATGCTATGTAGCGGCACACCTGACACGCTAGAAGTTTGGCATTCCTTGCCTTATAGCGGAGAAGAAGGATTCATTTTTGATCTTCAAGACTTAGACAGGGATAGCCTACATCCTGATGATGTTGAATATTTGGAGCAATTTGACCCACAAGAGGAGGGTGCAGCATGAAAAGAACCAACACAATAGCAGACGGGGATTTTGGAATTATTGAATACAAGGTTATTGCAATTTGGAATGATGGAATGGTAGAGGATTTAGCGCCAGACCTACCAGAAGCCTTAAACGATGAATTACAAATCTACTTAAACGAGCTAGACGAATTACGCAGCATTGAACGAGAAGACTACAACGAAAGCGAGGAAGCAGCATGAACACATACTATCAAGCTAATGGATGGGTAAAGTTTTACGAGGAAGATATCTATCAAGAGGGATGCATTCCGCACACTGGCGGGATTATTGACGGAAACCAGCTATTCAAGGCAGAGACCCTAGACGGGCTTTTGCAGCAGCTCTTAGACTTTACAGGCGGCGATAGTAGCTGCATGGAGCTGAATTCTTGTGATGAAGCGGGCAGAGTAGATATTTCAATTATGGAAAATGCAGACGGCTGCAAAGCCGCAGAATGGGAAATTGAATCATGGAAAGAAGCAGACATTCAATTGTGGGATTGTATTTATACCTTCCAGATTGAAAAGATTACAGCCGAAGCAGTAAACCTAGAGGAGATTACAGCATGACAAACCACCAGTGGACACACTACACACTTACAAGGGCTTACGCTAAGGGCATATTGACCGCCCAGCAAGTAGCCGAGTTTATAGCCATTTATAGGGGCTTGAAATGACTACATCATGGGTAATTGTTAGGCGAGCCGATAAGGTAGCAGTATTGGAAACATTCAGCGAGAAAGTAGCGCAGGCAGTAAACCTTAAGAAATACCAAGTTTTACCGATCATGGAGTATTTGCAAAACTTTAATAGGGGTTTGAAATGACACTAAGCGAGATTAAAGCGGCACTAGCAGAGGGCAAGAGGGTATTCCAGCATCACAAGGGCTATGAAGTGTTTACGGGCTTTTATGACGATGGGGAGCAGTGGTGGAATATAACGTGCTTACAGAATGACCACACCATAGGGCTTACTTGGCGGGATGGCACAACCATGAACGGGAAAGAAGAGGATTTTTTCACAGAATAGACACTTCCCTGAAATACCTCATTTAAAGGGGGTATTTTGGAGTAGGGTTTACCCTATGTTTTACCCGTTGAATTAACGGGGGTATGAATTCATCACTTAAGTGTTGAGAATTATTTTTTAACTTTAGCTGAGACGCAAGGTAGCATTTTGCTATTGAGGGTCAGGCTTTTATAGGAGATTTACCATGTTGAGCATTAAGAACCAAAACAAACTCAAAGCATTAGCCCGTAAACCGATGATTAACGGAAAGCTCAATCCTGAATTTGGATTAGTAAACCAACCATTGAATGAATTGATTGATCAAATTATGTCAGAGGAACGCCATAAGTTTTTGAGACCATCCGATTTAGCAGAACGGGTTTTCGTGGATGAACCTAAGTCCTCAATCCCATGCAAAGGTTTTGTTAGACCTTATGTTCGCTTAGCTCGTGAAGGATAAGACCATGAATAGACTGTTGTTTTTTATATACGGGCTTATATTTATAACTTGTTTTTATGGACAGACGCAGCTCTACGCAGTAAATTGGTTTTTAGTATTTGGGATGTTGTTTAGCGGAGTATTGATTACTTTACTTATGGGGGAGGAATTATGAATTACTATTTGATTGAGTATCACCATGATTCAGAAGGTTATAAATATGAGGAATTTTTAGCCGAAGATCAGTTTGAAGCAGTAGAAATGTGCAAGGCAATACCATTCTGCGGATACATTCAGAATGTTTATATGCAAGTTAAACAATGGGAAAAGGAGACAGAAAATGTCTAAATACCAGACCAAGTATTGCGAGGGCTATTGGACGGACGAACCCGATAATATCTATCCAGTCACTATTGCATTAGGTGATTGGGATGGTAAAGAGGATTACGCAGACGAAAAGATTTTCTTTTACATGGACGGAGAGCCATTAAAGGTCGGCGCAATTGTTGCAGATAGTTTTGTAATTACTGAAATTGAGGAGAATTGAAATGAATGTTTATGACATGGCAGACGCAGTATATTGGGCAGTAGTTAGAGAAGTGTCGTTAGATACGGATAGAGAATATATAGAACCCGATCCAGACAATATTGGCGGCACTAGAAATACAGAAAAAGGTCAGGCTTTGTATTTTGCTATTGAACAAGAACTTATTGATTACCTTGGATTTGAGGAGAATTGAAATGGCTATATACAAAGGATGGGTTATTAAAAAAGAATACTTCTTGATAGAAGTAGAAGCAAATAGCTGGGAAGAAGCAAGAGAAAAGGCATGGGACGCTGATCTCGATGACGAGCCAGTAGATATTGACTGGGAAATTTACGATATTGAAGAAGTAAAGGAGACAGAAAATGCCTAAAGTTATCGTTGAATTTGATCTACCAGAGGGTCAGGCTATCCCTGATCCTAGAGACATTATCCGTCTTACTGATCCTAATTGGCATGCGGACTGGTGGCATATTGAGGACGTCCAAGAATACTATGCGGGAGACGGAGAATACATCACTTTGACAGATGAGGAAGCACAATCTGTTTTGGAGATGATGGATAAATACGGAAATCCAGAAATAGGCATCAATTGGGATGCAATAAATGTATGGCAGCAATCAGTCATTGACGAAAGGGAAACAGTATGAATACTTACAAAGTAATTTGCAGCCAGTTAATTTGGTATGAGACCTTTATTCGTGCTGATTCTGAAGAAGAAGCCCAAGAGATGGTGCAAGAAGATCAAGGCGAGATTGAGTGGACAGAGTGCGGAGAAGGTGATTTTGAGATTGATGACATCAACGAGGTGAGCCATGATTAATAAAGAATACTTTTTAAATCAGATTGACCAGTATATGGATGACGATACCAATGGATGGGGAGCTAGCAGAGTAGCCACCAAGTATATCTATCAACGCATACATGACATTTTAAATATGAATGCGTATGAGGATGTAGCTTATAGCTTATCTAGGCTTATGGATGAGCTAGCCCACAACTATAAAGTGGATACGGGCAAACTGATTGGAGAGAAATACCATAAACATAACTGCCCAGCTAAAGATGGTTTTGGATGCAGATGCGAGGAGGATGTATGAAAGCATTTCCAATAGATGTAAACACAGCCAGCATTGATAAATGGCAAGGAATGGATTTGCGTGATTATTTTGCTGCCAAGGCTTTGACGCAAGTAATTGACAAATGGACAAGTGCCAGCCCTATTGGAGCTGCTGAACTAGCTTATCAATACGCAGATGCCATGATGGTAATCAGGGACATGGATCCCGCAGACTATGGAAGGGAGATCAACGCATGAGACAGAAGGGATACGCAGTCACTATTTACTTTAGAGGGTCAAAGACCTACTTTGTAGAATCGCCAGACTACGGGGAAGCCGAAGATGTAGCCAGTGATGAATTTGGGAATGACATCGGAGATTTGGGAGAATATACTGAGATTACCGATATTGAATCAGAACTGGACAATGACTAATAACGAAAAAGCATTCTTTGATGGTCTCAGGGAGATGGAGGATATTGAAGTATCCCCACCCCTTGAGCCGTTCGAGATTATGCAAATTTACATGGATGTATCACGCAAATATGCTCATCGAGTTCAGCTCTTTGAGTTTGTTAAACGCATTGAACAAGCACATGGAATAGGGGTTAAACATGGACGAACTAAAATCTGAAGACATTATCTGCACCTTCTTATTTGGTCTGATGGTGATAGCTTTATGCTTTATATAGACCGAAACAAGCTAATTCCAGTTATCCATAAACTGATAAAGCAGGGGGGTTTTGCTGGTAGAATAGGAGAAGCAGCGTTATTGGCTGATGAAACTAACTTAGAACTATTAGTAAACACCTTCCCCAAGTTATTTATTGAGGGTCAGGCTTTGGAGAACCAATGGACGCAACAATTATCTACCTCAAAGACGGCAAAAACGGCAAGATTGAAGTTAGTATGGAACTCATAGGCGATCCCAGCCAGTCATTTCTAGTCGGGAACGCCATTATCAAGAACCTATATGACTTAGATCAAACCGTATTTGTAAACAACGAGTTTACGCAGCAGCCACCGACAGACCTAGTGCAGTAAGAGATTTACCAGCAACGGCAGCACCTACTCTTAGCTCATAGTCATTGAAATCCTCTTTGACGTTAGGTGATACCCAAAACGGACGTCCTGATTCTTTGGCTACCTTAATTCCTACTGGATCATGGTCTGCAACGATCACGCAATCAGGATACTTGGCAGCCATCGCCTTAATATTGCCAGCAGAGAAGCATACATGGACTGTATAGCGGGTATTAACGGCTTTCAAAGCCCGTCTTATGGATAGACCAGTAGCAACCCCTTCGCACAGTATATGAGCGCCTTTAGCGTCAATCTGATACTCAGCTCCCTTGGTAATCTGACCACGCAAGAAAGTCTTTTTACCATCGGGCTTAATCATCTGAAGACCAACGAGTTTTTGATCTATTCTCATGGGAATTAAAAGACTGTCATTCCATACATAGCCTTCGGAGTTAGCGAAACCCTTAGACGTTAGGTATTTATGCTTTTTCTTGGTAGCCTGATTCATAATCCATGCTGCTTTAGATGCGGCGTTTTTGTTTTCCTCTGCCCTGCTAACTTGTGCAACTTTAATCTTTTCCCTAAATTGAGGGTCACGATTGCCACGATAGCCAATCGGCTTCTCATGGATAGCCCAGTTCTGGACTGCTCCAGAGTTTCCATCAAATATGTAAGAGCCATTGCGGGATTGCGGCTTATCAGTAGTCGGAACCCTAGTCCAACGATCAGATACCAAGTGATCTATGATCAAACCATGCTGCTGTGCAAACTCTTGAAAGCTCATTTCTTTTCCTTGATCAATGGAACTCCACCAACATCACCTTTGAATGCTTCTTTTTCTACAATCTCATTGACCACCTTTTTAAAGATAGCGTCCCAGTTATTGTTGAACTGCTCTTCTGATACAACTAACGGACGTCTTACATCCCCTTTGCCGCCGTCTCTCATTGCATGCTCCCCATTAAATCTTCCATCTTGATACCACGCTTTTCTAATTCTCTGCGAAAGTTTTGTAATGCTTGGGTCTCTAATTGTCCGGCAGCAGCACGACTGATACCAAAATAATCGCCGACTTGCTCTTGGGTCATATGGAAATCATGGTAAGGTGTTTTTTCTTTTCTCATACTTTTGCCTTTTTTAAATGTAATGCTTGACGCAATTCGTGGGAGTGTAATTTCTTTCCTGCAGACTTTGGAACCTCATGGATTGCTTCTGCGATTTTTGCCGCCTTAGCTCTGGTGGCAAACGTGCCATCGGATAACATGAAACCATGCTGACCTGACTTGCCAGCTTTTTCAATGATCTCATCGTGATTCCAAGATGCATTAGGTGCTTTGGTAATCGTGCCGTCTTTATGTTTTATTGCGGGCTTTGTAACTTTTAACTTCATGTATTTCTCCAGTAAACATCTTTAGGGTTATTTAACATACTTGCAAGCAACTCATCGGCATTCTTGAACCATTGAATTACTTTAAGACCGTCTTGTTGATATATGGTAAAGCTCATGCTGCTACTCGCTTAGCCTTGGCATAGGCTATGTTGCGGCTTTGTATCCACTTCATTGTGCTTGGGGATGGCGGCGCAATATCTTGCGGGATTGATCTTGGGAACACGCCAAACTTCTCTCGATACTTATTGGCAGCCCAACCATCCTTGTATCCTTTTGCCTTGCAGTAATAGAGCAGCTCAGCATAAAACTGTTTGTTATCAATCATTAGCTTCTGATTGTTAGCCACCAGCTCTAGCAGCTCTCCATTTACCATATCTACGCCAGTCGGCTTTTTCTTTTCAAACCCACAAGCGCCGCAGATTTTTCCAGAAAACGTCCATAAGACCTTACAAGCTGGGCAGATAGCTTCTTTCTTTTCTTTGACTGTCGGCTCTTTCTTAGCTTTCTCTCCGCCTTCCTTAAGTTCTGTAACCCCTTCGTAGAAGATCTTGTCCCAGTCATTACGGAACCGCAAAAAATTACCAGAGTGATCTAGCCAAACGCCAAAGGTCTTACCTTCATGGGAGCGCATAACCCTACCCATCTGTTGGACGTGACTGCTAAAGGACTTGGAAAACGGGCGGGCGGATACGCCTATAAGAACATCGCTAACATCGAAACCACGAGTGAGAATATCAGTGGCAATAAGACCGTGAATATCAGTGTCAGGCTTACTGAATTCTTCGATAGTGTCTTTTTTGAACTGGTCATCTTCTTTGTAGGAAATAGAAACAAAGTTATAGCCCGCATCTGCGAACCGCTTTACCAACTCCCTACTATGCTCTACCCCTGCTGAAAAGACAATGGTTTTTACTGGTTTACCAAAGATGGCGTGGGTTTTCTTGTGCCACTCATCCACTACATCTCCAACGATCTTGATACCTTGGAGGGTTACGTCTTCTGCAGCCCATTCACCAGCCCGCTTCTTGATGCCAGTCATGTCTATCTCTTTGGCAACATAAACTTTCAATGGTACTAACCATCCCTTGTCTATCAATTCTCCAGTAGGAGTAGCGCCAACAACGTGGGTATAAAGATCGCCGAGACCTTTTGTAAACGGGGTAGCAGTCAATCCAATCACTCTGATGTGAGGATTGTTTTTAATAAACTGAACCAATCCCTTGCGGGTGACGTGGCACTCGTCCACGATCAATAGATCAATCTCTGGAAATGATTTGCGTAGCTCTAGCGTCTGAGATGAGCAGACTTGGATATGCTCTTCTGGTTTATCACGCCAATGTCCGGCTTGCATAACCCCATGAGAGATCCCATATTTATCTAAACGTCTGCTTGTTTGATCGACCAGAACGATACGATCTAAAACTATGGCGCACTTCTTATACTTCTCTGCAACGGCTTTCATAATTGCCATTGCTACCTCTGTTTTACCAAAGCCAGTCGGTGCATACAACAACTGGCACATATGTCCTGCTTTAAACCCATCCCGTAGTTTTTCCACTACTTCTTGCTGGTGCGGGCGCAACTGTAACATCTTCTCTCCTTTGTCTGCCAAGAACCGCTTGGTATCGGGTGGGGGTACTAACAATGTGAAGGAGCATTAACTTTTAATTAATACCTACAGGTTATTTAAGGTCGCCGAGCCGACCTGCTTTCCCCCCGTAAAACTAACGTATTGCTAAATCTGCTTCTGCAAAATCCAACTTCATTTTTATATCTGCTAACTTTTTGCGTAGCTCTTCTATTTCTTTCTCCGCCTTTTCGTAACGGCGCTTTCCATATAGAGCTTGCTTCTTAGCTTCAGATGCTTCGGCTTGGAATGAATCACGAGATGCTTTTAATACTCGATTGTCCGCTTCAAGCATTCTAACTTGCTCTTGTAGATCAGAAATAATTTGATGTGCGCTAGACTTCTCTTCTTCGGTAGCGTCCATCGCAGCCACAGCGACCCTTGCTTCAAGTTTTTTATTCTCTTCCGCAAGTTCTTGTACGGTGTGCGATAGCTCAGTGATGACTTGATTCTCTTCAATGGGATCCTCAACTAGCTCATCTTTCTTGATATCTTTTTTGGTGTTGGTCATCATTACTTCTTTACCGTTTTGTACGGTCTTGATGACGTTTGGTTTGGTTCCAGTCTCTTCACGAACCTTAGCTACAAAAGCATGAGACACGTTGCAGATCTCACCAATCTTACGGCTGCTCTCTTTCTCATAACGTGGAGTATGGACTGCCTTTAATACTTTTTTACGCTTATCTGCGTTGGTATATCTTTGTCCATGATCTTTGTTAGCGTCCTTGAGAGCGTAGTCAAATGCATCATCGTAGCTGCCCATGCGAACGTCAGCGTTGATTATTTCAAAGCCCGCTAATTGATGAGCAAGAATGCGTGTCCAGCCATCACCGATGTAATAATTTTTACCGTCATGGAATAAAACTACTGGCGGAAACTTAGCGCCGTCTAGTAATGCTTGGCTATACTCTGATACTACTTCTTCGTCAATCTTTTCCCGCATTTGCAGGGTCGTGTCTAGTGTTATTTGGGATAACTTCATGCGTTCCTCGTTAGTGATGCCAATGCCATTTTTAATTCATATTGTGTGGATTTTGGGTTATCTGCAGTACGTATAGCACTCATCGCCCGCTCTTTCCACCTGATTGATTGTTGCACTGATCCGTATTTAACTGAATCGGGGATTACCCCAGTTGCTTTTTTGATTTCTTCTCTTATGTCCATACTATCCTCATATACCCGTATATAACATGTAATACTATAATGCCGCATGTTACCCGTTTGGTGAACGCACCTAGCCTTACCTAGATGCCTTCAACTGTTACCCGTTCGGAGCCACAGCACCCGCCAGACGTTCGTAGTATCGGCTCTAGCTTCGCCACCGATATTGCGCTGTTCCATCTACTAAACCCCCAGTAGCGCTGAGACCTATTCCGCTGGTGTAAGTTTCAAGCGTCCGGAATAGACCGCAGAAAAGAAAAAACCCCATACAACTGGAGTCTGTTTTGGACATTCGCTTATGTTTGTCAAGCCACGAACCAAGCATAAGAAAACTATGACAGACCCCATGTGTATAGGGTTTCGTGGCTGATTATAACATCAAGGAACCGTCCAAAGTTCCAATCTGCGCAATTAGTGTAACACAAAAAGAAAAGGGGCAAGCAGTTTCTGCTCACCCCCTGCGGTCTAAGACCGATTACTTAGTCTTTGAGAAAGACTTGAAGCTGGAGAGTATAGCATTGAACCAAAACTCATTGGCTTGCTTAATATGCTCAGCTACTACTTCAAACTTAGCTACTGCATCTTTGTACTGTTTTTCAAATTCAGATGTAAACATGGTTATCTCCTTAAGATATGTTGCAATGCAGCAATTGTAGCATAAAAAGATGGGAGCGGTATACTCACGCTCCCAAAGGGGGGTGCAATGAGGAGTTGCACCAAGGATGCCGAGGAGGGCATTGTTGCTATTATACAACGCTGTCAGCCGTTGACAGCAATTAGGGTTTACCCTATATATGCATACTTATTAGCATTTTTTATACCTATAGGTATCAATGTATATAGAAAATTAATACCTAAAGGTACCAAAAGGGAACCTATAAATAAGAATGAGATGCATCATTTATTGAAAATTCATGCATTCATGCCGCATGAAAGTGCATAGCGCACCTAATCAGTTAAGTCTTGTATAAGCGCAGCCATGCGATCCGTTACAGTAGGATCATGCTTACTATATTCTTTGACGGTCACGTCACATCCTCCGCCTTTAATCTTTTCGGCTCGTTCAACGGTCAGCTTCCAGACCTGTTGATCGTCCTCATACAGATACCCTTGTAATGAATCTAGAATACATTTACAAATGTTATCTATGTCAAGCAGCCGTTTGTCTCTTGGATACAACACGATTGACACTTCTACTGGATCACTTCCAAATCCAGTTAGTCCATTACACGCCTCTGCTGCTGCAGCTTTAAACGCCATTCCACGTTTCGATATATAGCGGCGCTTACCTGACGTCAGCCAGTAAGAGTTCACGCTGCATGGATAAGGTAGTTTAAGGGTAATCACTAATCAATATATGTGAAAAAAATGGGAACAACCTATTTACATTTCTGATAGTAATGATTATAGTCTTAAAAAAAGAGGAGAGGTATATGACACAAGATGATTTTCAAAACGAGGTTGAAGCCTTTAGGCACGATTTACATGTATTAGGTAGGAGAGTTCAATACTTTGCCTACAAGAGAAATATTTGGATGAAAAATTACAACGAAAAATGTGCTGAAATTAAAGAGTTAAAAAAACAATTAGCCAAATATGAGGAAACAGTATGACTGATAGACAACGTAGATTAAGAGATTATTTTGCCGCCAAAGTAATGAGCGGTATGTGTTCCGGCGACTGGAAGTTTGATTTATCCAGCGGCAAAAACTGGGATGAGGTAGCAGCAAGACGGGCTTATGAGATTGCAGATGCCATGCTTGCAGAGCGTGAGATTGAAAACATTCCAACGGCGCATTGATATGAACGCAAATGAATTAGCTGATAAATTGATGTCCAGCCTTACTATGGAATATGACTGCGATGAGTACATGGAACAAGCAGCCACCATGCTACGCCAGCAAGCAGAGAAAATCAACAACCTAGAGCAATGGCAAAAGCGCCACCTTGATGTTATTGAGGCGCAAAAAGAGTACATGAAAGCACAAGACAAACACATTGTTGACCTTGCGTTCAAACTGGTATACGCCGAGCGTGGCAATGAGGTAGCAAAGGAGCTGAGCAATGAACGCAAATGAACTAGCTGATAAATTGCTTGAGGATTTACGAGAAGTTGATTTGTTTAACATGGACTCTGTTTATTACGGAAATAGAAAGCACTACATTGACCAACTTGAATCCTTGGTACGCCAGCAACAAGCTGAAATTGAGGCGTTGAAAAACAAAATAAAAAGTTACGAAAACTTAGGAAATATGATGCTTGACGAATTATTAAAAAAAGTGCAAGAAAAATGAATAAATTAGAAATGTTTATGGATGCGTTAATGCCAGCCGTTCCAGCAATAGGAATTTTGATTGTGTTGGTTTGGGTTAGTTTGCATATTTAAGAAAGGCACGAAAGAAATGAGCCGATTTAAAAAACATGAAGTAGAAAAAGATGGAGATTGGTCAGAATGGGTTTATCCAAATAGGATTAAATACAAGTTTGCTTGCTGTGATTGCGGACTTGTCCATGATATGCAGTTTGATTTGCTCAAGCGTGGATTAGGTAAAGCAATTGTGTTTAGAGCAAGACGAAATAATCGTTCAACAGGACAAATGCGTAGAGCAATACTAAGAAAGGCACAAGAGAAATGATAAAGATGACTTGTTGTTTTTGCGGAGAAGAGATGAAAATGGAAAATGGCGCAGGACATTCATGTGAAACTACATATAGTCCAGCAAAGACACTAACAGATGAGGAAATATACTCTTTAGCTGTTGAAAATGGCGCTTGGAAAAGCAAAGAGTCAGGCAATGTTTATCCTGATGATTTAGAACTATTGGGTTTTGCTAAAGCAATACTAAGAAAGGCACAAGAGAAATGAACGAAAACAAAGTCGTGTTTCTTGCCCACAGGAATGACACACCAACGGCTATGACAGAAGTACTTGTATGCGGTGGATGTAATAATAAAACTTGGACTGCTGAGTATGGCGTAAGAGGAAGTAACTTTCCACGCTTGCGTTGCGCTGCTTGTGGCGAAGCGGCTGGATATTTTGGCTGGGTAGAGGATACGGAGGCATTGACAGAATGAACGCATTAGAACTAGCTGACACAATGGAAAAAGAAATGGTTGATGGTTTTTGCCTTGGTTATATTGGCGATGCCGTTGCCATGCTACGCCAGCAACAAGCTGAAATAGAGGCGTTGAAAAAGGAAGCTGCATTACAACGACTGTTTGACTTTACGCAAGAATCTGAAAAGACACTAACAGATGAGGAAATAGAAGAATTATCTGAAGAACATTTAGACATGGATTGGCAAACAGGAGTTATTGAATTTGCTAGAGCAATACTAAGAAAGGCACAAGAGAAATGATTGAGCTGATTGTTGCGGCGCTGGTGTTTGCTGTTTGCTATGCAGTCTTTCTGTTTATGAAAGGCAGATGATGCGTAAGCGCAAAGAAGAAATGTTTAAGCTAGATAACCATATCACTTGGTACTTAAAAGATGAAGACTCTATACACAAAAAACGCAAGCTTATTGAAAAAAGCAGCGGACAACTTTACTACATATTTGGACACACTTTACTACGAGGAGAAAAAGATGGACGGACTTTGGGAGAAAGCTAACCGAGTTAGCGAGATTGGTTACAAGATTCACAGCGCCGCAATGATTGTGGAACTGGTGGCAGATCGTATTACAGATAATGCTGAGAGCGGTGCATTGTGGGCTGCAACAGAAATACTTCAGCAATATAGCGAAGAACTAGAAGAGTTAGCGGCACATATTATGGCTGTAAATCGCCAGCAACAGAAGGTTATAGCTACGTTGGAAACGAAGAAGGGCAAGAAAAATAAAGACGTTCAAGATGATGATGGGCGCTGCTAATGAAAAAAATATGCGTAGTGAACTTTTGGGACGGGGCTTTTGACGGAGACTTTTTTGAGTTCTTTTTTAAGGAAGCCTTGGGTGGATTTGAATATACTCACAACCCGCATACTGCAGACCTGATTGTTAGTTCTGTCTTTGGTAATGTGCAGACTGATCCAAAGAAAACTATTCAGTACATTGGTGAGAATATGCGCCCCAGTTATATTGGGTATGATTACTCTCTATCGTTTGACTATGATAGTTATGGCGGGCGGAACTTTAGATTACCGTTGTGGTACGCTAGGCTTGCTTGGGATGGATTTGAACAAAAACCACGCAAACCAAATTCCCACAATCATGGTTATGAACCATTGATTCCGATTAAACCGCTAACACAGCAAAGAACTCTTGATCTGAGTAAGAAAGATCGCTTTTGCGCTATGATTGCTGGCAACCCTGAAGGACTAAGGGTAAACCTTTATAACTCTATATCTAAGTATAAACCCGTAGATGGATACGGCAATATGTTTGGTAGGTCTTTACGTAATTCTAAGTTTGATATCTTGCCAGACTATAAGTTTTGCTTATGTCCAGAGAACTCTGTTTACGATGGCTATGTAACCGAGAAGCTGATTGACGCCTATGCGGGCGGTACTGTACCGATATACAGTGGTACGTTATCCGTGGACTGCGACTTCCATGAGGGAGCTTATCTAAACTATATGAACACCAAAGACTTGAGTTGGTTTGTTACAACCATTCAAGCATATGACGAAAGCATGGAGCTGTATGAGGCTATGTATAATCGCCCGTTACTATGGGAAGAACCAAGTCTAAATAACGCCATGGAATTTGTCAGAGGAATAGTTAAATGATTGAGCAACTACAAAGTCTTTTGGAGTCGCTGTATCCAGTTAAAACCAAATACGATCTGGTACGTATTGGCGGAAATAACGATGGCGGATACCTGATTCCAGACGATTTAAGCGGCATTTCAACGTGCTTCTCTCCGGGGGTAGACGTTATTGCCACCTTTGAGCAAGATCTTCTTAAACGGGGCATACGGTCTCACCTTGCGGATGCTTCTGTAGATGCACCGCCAGCAGGACTAGAGGTAGCGTCCTTCACCAAAAAGTATTTGGATGGCATCAATACTGATGGCTACATGACACTAGAGTTTTGGGTAAGAAATAAAGCTAATGAGTTTGGTGATTTAATCTTGCAGATGGATATTGAAGGTAGCGAATATACAACCATTCTAGCTACGCCGATTGACATCTTGCGCCGCTTTAGAATCATAGCCATTGAGATACATAATGCTCATACTTGGTTTACGCCGCTTGCTTGGGAAGTAGTACAGACTTTCTTTGCCAAGTTATTACAAGACTTCCATGTAGTTCACAGCCATCCCAACAACAACTGCGAATTTATTGAAGTAGAAGGTATGTTGATGCCTACGGTATTTGAATTAACGTTGCTGCGCAAAGACCGTGCTGAGCCAGAGGGATATGCAACAGAGTTCCCGCATCCATTAGACCAACCAAACGTATTGGATAAACCTAATCGCCCATTACCACCAGCAATGTTTTATCAAGAGGAGTCATAAATGAAATATATAATTGTATTAGCTGCATTATTATTAACCGCTTGCGGTACATCCAGAGAAGCGCCTAGCCAAGAGTTAATTTTGGATAAAGAGATTTCTCCGCTAACCCGTAACGAAGTCATTAACGGCGTTACAGAATGCGAAGGATCAGGATTGCGCCCGTATGTGATTACCACCAAACGAAGGATTAATGGACACACTACTGACATTCCAGTAGAAGTCACTTGCATGCCACGTTACAGATAAGGTTTAAAATGATTATGAGAGAAAAATACGGAATAATTCATGCAGATGGTCCTGTCATGGAGTTGACCACAATGATCGGCTGCCCGCTGATGTGTACATTTTGCCCGCAAGATAATCTACGCACAGAGTATGGCAAAAAGACTAAGTACATGACACAGACCGACTTTACAAAGATGCTCGTAAAGCTGCCTAAAAACACCCGTATTGATTTTTCCGGCATGTCTGAACCTTGGGCTAACCCAGAGTGTACGGCAATGCTAGAAGAGACTCTATACATGGGATATCACGTTGCTATATACACGACCCTGTACGGGATGACAGATCCTGAGCGAGTCCGTAAAGTCTTGGAAGATCACCCAGACCAAGTAGAAGTAATGATGTTTCACTTTCCTGATGCCAATGGAAACATGAAGGGCTGGAAGAATAGTGAGGAGTGGCAGCGGGCTGCAGCGATTATGACCAATACAAAGGTGCCTTGTGGAGTGGGCGCTATGACTATGGATAAGTCGGGCTTTGTACATCCAGAGCTGCAAGACTTTGTTGGGCGACTCCCTAGCTGGCAAGGTCATACCAGAGCAGATAGCTTGGACTTAGAGCAGATTAAAGGACAACCAATCAGCATAACGCCGCACAATGCTTTTTCGTTGACTTGCAAAAGTACGCCGTTCTATGACCGCAATGTGCTACTGCCTAACGGTGATGTCGTTCTATGCTGCATGGACTATAACCTTAAGCACGTGATCGGCAACTTGTTAACCCAGTCTTATGAAGAAGTTATGCAGGGTAAACCCTTACAAGATTTAATTGATATCAATGAGTCTCCAGAGTTTAATAAGTGCAGCATCTGTAAGTCTTGTGAAAACGTACTTGAGCTAGGCGTATGAACAGTTTTTTTGAAGACCTAGAGCGTGGCAAAGCAGTAGAGAGAAAAGCTTTAGCAATCATTCAAAGAAGGCATCCTTGTGCAGTATTGATTAACGCATTTCAAGGTTACGATATTTGGGTGCCAGAGATACATAAATCTGTAGAAGTGAAGTATGACCCGAAGAGTAACGAAACTGGAAACATTGTTATTGAAGTTGAGATGAATGGAAAGCCATCTGCTTTATCTGCAAGCACTGCAGATTATTGGTTATTCTATGATGATCATGTGTTTGTTATGATGAAAAAACAAAACATTCATAACTGTATTGATGACAATAAATTGCGCACAGTAGAATTTACTGGTAAAGGTGATAAGGTGAGTAAAAAAGCATTTTTAATAAAGAAAGATATGTTGTTTTCTTACGGCACGGAGTTAGCATGCGAATAATGGTCATTACCCCAACTACTGGGAAAGATACACTTAAAGATGCAGTAGAAAGCGTAGCTAATCAGACTATTCCGGTGGAGCATTTACTTGTGGCTGATGGTAAAGATGCAACAAATAACCCTCACTTTTTCTCTTCCGTACACCGTATTGTTTTACCTGAGAATGTAGGCGCTAATAACTGGTATGGACACCGAGTCTATGCCGCTATGCCACTAATGGTAAACGCTGATTACATTTTATTTTTAGATGAGGATAATTGGTACGAACCAAATCATGTGGAAACCATGATTAATAAAATTAAATCAAAAGACCTGATGTGGTCATACAGCTTGAGGAGAATCTGTGATGAACGAGGACAATATGTTTGTGACGATGATTGCGAGTCACTCGGTCGCTACCCGGCGTTTTACGATCATCTACTCAATTTTGTCGATACTAACTGTTATTGCTTTAAGCGTGAGTATCTGGTCAATATTGCTCATGCTTTCTACGGGCAATGGGGTGCAGACCGCCAGTTCTATAAAGCTGCCGCCAAACATCTGCCTTCCTTTGGATGCACAGGCGAGGCTACAGTTAATTACCGAGCGCCCGAACGATTATTTGAAATGTTTAGAGAAGGCAATGAACAAATGAAGAAAGCATATAATCAACCCTTACCTTGGAGAAATAAATGAGTTTTAAAAAAGATAAATTGGTAGTCAAACAGGCGCCAAAGGCTGCATTATTTGTAGCTACACCAATGTACGGCGGTATGTGTACTGGTTTGTATTGCTCAGCAATTATGCAAACTGTAGGAGTTATGGGGCAAAACGGGATCCAGATGTACTATAGCTTTATGATGAATGAGTCATTGATTACCCGTGCTAGAAACAGTATGGCATATGACTTCCTTAAGTCTGATGCTACTCACCTAATGTTTATTGACGCCGACATTGGTTTTAATCCACAAGACATTCCACGCATGGTTCAAGCAGACAAAGATATTATCTGCGGCTTATATCCAAAGAAAGAGATCAACTGGGTAGAAGTTACTGAGGCTGTTAAACGTGGCGTTCCACCGCAAGAGCTGCAAACCCACACTGGAGCTTTTGTTGTAAATTTACCACATGGTCAAACTACAACATCTGGCAGCATCAACGAGCCATTGGAGATTGCTAACGGCGGTACAGGGTTTATGCTGATCAAACGTAAAGTCTTTGAAGCTTTGGCAGACAAAGTACCTAGTTACACCAATGATATGTATCACGCCGTAGATACCGTTCGTGAAGTAAAAGTCATTAAAGAATTCTTTGCTACCAGCATTGACGAAGAGTCTAACCGTTTATTGTCAGAAGACTATCACTTCTGCAAGATTGCTAGAGAAGCGGGCTTTAAAGTCTATGCAGCACCATGGGCGCACTTTACTCATACCGGAACTTACGGTTTCACTGGCGCACTTCCAAGGAGTTAATTATGTATTTTAGATATGCATTTATGGTTTTAGTATCATTAGTGGTGACTGCTTTAGCGATGGTATTAGCGCCAATCCTACCGAAGTTTGCCAGCATCAAGGATGGACCAATTAACAACAATAGCGGCTATGGTCCGGGTCCTTGGTTGCCTACATGGTTAAACTGGTTCCAGACGCCCGATAACAACCTTTGGGGAGACTTTACGTTTCAGTCTATCCATCCGCATAGCTACTGGTCTCAAGTGCTATGGCTGTGGCGTAATCCAGCCTATAGCTATGGAATACAGTACATTGATGGTTTAGCTCCAGTAACTTGGAGTGGTGATCGGGAGATTAAAGACAATGATAATGCGAAAGCGGGGCATCTACTCGTTAAGTCTAGTGGACTATTTCAATTTGTGTTTATTACCCCTATTGGCTTTAGTCGGTGCTTTATGGTTAATCTTGGTTGGAATATCCGTGCTTTGGTGGATCCTAACGTACCGCCTCAAAGACGCTATCAAGCGACATTCGTTTTCTCGCCGAGGATATCAGGCTTTAGATGAGCGCTAATCTAATTATCGTAACTGGCTTGATTTATGCATACATTGCCATAGAGCAAATGACCAAGGGAAATCTTGCCATGTTCATATGTTACATCTGCTATGCAGGTGCTAATGTTGGACTGTGGATGTTGGCAACAAAATAATAAAAGAGGAAAAGATGATTGACTATGTAGAGACTACAATCGCATTGCAAACAGGTAAGAAAAAATTAGACGACCTATTGCTAAAGAAGAAGTTTGAGGAAGCAACCCATGCAGTAGATCAAATGATTGCTGATTTGGTTGATTTGAAATGGTGGTTGAGGAAACAAAATGATCATAACCAATAAGTACAATTTACCGCAGACGCTGGTCAATGTTGTAAATAGACCACAGTATTCAAAGGGCAACGCTAATCTATCCGTAACGGAGATGATGAATAGCCCGAAGATATCTATTCTGCGTAAGAAGTACGATGACCAGATTGAGATTGATGTATCCGATATGTTGTATTCAATGGCTGGTACTGCGCTGCATAACATCCTTGAGAAAGGTGCAGACGAGAACCATATTGTTGAAGAGCGTCTTTATGCAGAGTTTGATGGCTGGACTATTTCTGGCGCTATTGATCTGCAGATTGTCAGCGATGCGGGCATTGAGATTAACGATTACAAGAACGTAGGAGTATGGTCTGTCCAAAATCCTAAACCAGAATGGGAGGAGCAGCTAAATGTATACGCATGGTTGGTTGAAGAGATTAAAAAGACTCCAGTTACAACACTTAAGATCATTGCGTTCTTACGAGACTTTAGTGCAAAAGAGTCAAAGTATCGTGCCAACTATCCAAAGTCGGGCGTGGTCACAATTGACATTCCTGTATGGAGTATGGATAAACGTGAAGCATACATCCGTCAACGCATTCTGGCACACTCCGAAGCCCGTTTCTCAGAAGAAACTGGAGGAGTCTTACCGTCCTGTACGGCTTCCGAAATGTGGGAAAAAGATCCGGTCTACGCAGTTAAGAAAGACGGAGCAGTAAGAGCAAAGTCGTTACATGCAACGATGCAAGAAGCAGAAGAAGCAGTAGAGAAGTTGGGCAAAGGATTCTATATAGAGACCCGTAAGGGCGAGAGAACCCGTTGTGAGAACTATTGCCCAGTTAATCAGTTTTGTGATCAATATAAACTTTACTTAGAGGAGCAGGGCAATGAGAACACCCCCGTATGACAACGGCAAGATCAAGATGGGAATTTACTATCAGCCGCCAAAGTATGTCGAGCAAGACCGAGACATGCTAGAAATCCAGAAATGGATGATTGGCAATCCAGACAGACTACGCTTGGAGCATTGGATCAATATTGCCTACAAAATAGCCGTAGCATTTGTAGTAACAGTTATGGTTTTGATGTACATAAGGAATTAATATGAGCGCCAATGATCATCAAGTAGGAGGAAAACACTATGCTAGACATGCTATACAGCCATGGGATTACATTGTTGCCAATAACCTCGGATACCTTGAAGGTAATATTGTCAAATACATATCCAGATGGCGAGACAAGGGTGGAGTTGACGACCTCAGAAAAGTCGCCCACTACACAGAAAAGTTAATTGAAGTAGCAACTAAAGAGGAGAAGTGAAATGAAAACTAGAGATGAAATGATTTATGAGTTTATGTTGGCATTGACGCCAAGTTTGCATGAAGATTTGGCAGATTTATTAAGATGGTACCAAAGAGAAGAGGGAAATCCAGAAGTATTGCAAGAAGAGTTAAACGATATTTACGCAAAAGCTGAAATGATGGCAGATGCATATTTAAAGGGTAAAGTATGAGCGTATATAAGAAGTTACAAGATGCCCGTATCAAGCTGCAGAATACGGAACTAAGGAAGTCTGGTCACAATAAGTTTGCTGGGTATAAGTACTTTGAGCTAGGTGATTTCTTACCAGCTATTCAAGGTATCTGCGCACAGATGGGCTTATGCGGTGTCGTATCGTTTAACCACGAGATGGCATTCTTGCAGATCATAGACACAGAAGATGGTACTTCCATTATGTTTACATCACCTATGGCTAGCGCCGCTTTAAAGGGCTGCCATGACGTCCAGAACTTAGGTGCGGTACAAACCTATCTGCGCCGTTATCTCTGGGTTAATGCCTTTGAAATCGTTGAGCATGACGCATTAGAGGCAGTGACTGGTAAGGATGAGCCAGCAAAAAAGCCTGAAGCAGTAGTCGCAGCCGTGGCTACTGCTAAACCAGTGGTTGCTACCGTTAAGGTAGAAAAAAGAGAATTACCGGGTGAATGGTCATTAAAGCCTATTAGCGACAAGGGAACCGCAGAGCAATGGTTAGAAGGTTTTAAAGCTGGATGCCTAGCTTTACTGCAGCTTGCCTCAAAAGAGCAGGATGTATTGAACATCTTTACAGTCAATCGTCCATTGTTTGATCGGGCAAAAGAGCTAGATAAAGAGTTTTACGAGGACTTGATGTCCAAATTTTCAGAAGCAAGAAGTACTTTCAAAAAGGAGAAGTAAATGGAGTATCCAAATAGCGGTTCATTAGTACCATCAACAGTTCGTAAGTCTGACAAATCACCTGATTTCTTTGGCAGCATCAAGATTGATCCGGCGTATTTGCGTGACTTGATGTCCAAGAGTGATGGTTTGGTAGAAGTTAAGTTGTCTGGCTGGAAACGTCAATCCAAAGCGGGCAATAACTTTTTGTCTATCGCTGTAGATACCTTTGTTAAGAAAGATGCAGCACCTAAGCAAGAGGAGAAAGATCCATGGGCGTAACTAAAAAGAAACCAGCAGTAGCAGCCAAGAAACGTGGTCGTCCAGTTGGTTCCAAGAACAAAGCTAAGCTACCTGCATTCCCAATTGCAAAAGAAGTGGATTGGGAAACTTTAGCTAAGCGTTTACAGGAAGCATTGGCTAACCAGATTAAAGAAACTCAACAGTATGAGAAGCTGGTTGAAGAGTTTCAAACGGTAGCAACACCAATATCTACCCTTGGTTTTTGGCAACGAGTTAAGCTTGTCGTTACTGGGAAATACTAATGGAAACCAGTCAGTTTGAAGCCAAGAAGGTAGCTCTCAAGCAGACTAAAGACGGTCATGTCCTAACGCTTGCAATCCATCCCGATGAGATTCCAGAAGAAATTCTAAGGGACTTTGTAGGTGCTAGGTACATGGTAGTCATGGTTCGTTTAGCTGATTCTGAAACGCCGCTTAATCGTGAAGAATATGCGGGCGCCCAGCTAGTCAAGTTGGCTGGTATGTTGTGCAGGGATAAAGAGTTTTGGAACTTCCTGTATGAAGATGGTCAGTTGTTTGAACGCAATGAACCTGCTTGTATTGAGTGGATGCAGTCTTATTTAGAAATTAGTTCTAGGTCAGATATCAAAACCAATCCAAATGCTCAAAATGCGTTTAAAGAAATATATGCACAATATAAGGAATGGAAAAATGCCTGATGAATTGCTAAAGCCGTATAGCATTTATCTGCCACAGAGCTTAATCAATAAGCTTAAGAAGTTATCTCAAAGCCGTAGGGCATCTGCTTTTATTAGGGATGCTCTCATTACGGCTTTTAACGGTGGCGATGAGTTTACTAGCGGTTACAACAAAGGTTTAAGAGACGCATCTAATGTAGTCAGAGAAACCAAAGAAGCGTCCATCCTATTGATTGGTAATGATAGGCTTAGCGATATACTGGTAGAACGCATTGATATGCTGGAGCAACATGGAAAATAAAGACAAAGAACACATGAGATTCTTGGCAAGCTGCTTTGCCATGAATGGATTGCTGCAGGGATACCAAAGTCATAAAGAATTTACTGAAGAGTATCTAGCGCAAGTGTCAGTTGAATGCGCCGATGCTTTGATTAAAGAACTGGAGAGCGGATCTTCTACTGGCGGGATTGTTGATATTGTTCCTAAGCGTAAACGCCGGAGCGCCGAATAATGAATGGGATCTTGGCTTGTACAGTATTTTTAATAGCTCTATTTGCATGGGTTCTTAACACGCAGATAGAGTACCCCACTGTGTATGCTTGCTCTGAGGTTACAACCAAGGATCCAGCAGACGTACAACGAGCTTGCGCCCAAGCTAAAAGGAATCAACCATGGATGAAATAGAAGAGGTTATACTAGCTCTTAAAGCGGCTGGAATGTCTACGCCGCAATATAAGATATTGGAAGACGGGAGCTATTATTTCTACAATGGACAAGAAAACGCTGATATTGCAGTTCATAGCCCAGAATCCGGGGGTCAAGTCAATTGACATCAATGTAGGGTTAGGAAGGGCTTCTATTGGCGCCCATACACGAGCGCTGATGGATCATGGAATGTTAATCCGAGATACTAACCATGGCTGGCATGTGGCTGATGGTTACATTATTAAAATAGAACCCAAAGCAATTACGCCAATTGATATTGCTGCCGAACATATTCGTAAGATGATTGATTTGAAATGACCAAAGATGAAAAGAACGCACTTAACCAGATTGCAAGCCTCGGATGTATTCTCTGTTCCACCGTCCTTGGGTTTGAAGGTAGCCCAGCAGAACTGCATCACATCAGACGGTTTGGTGGCAAAAGGTCTTCATCCCCAGTCATACCACTTTGCCCGGAACACCATCGGGGAAACAGTGGCGTTCACGGACTGGGTGCAAAAGGTTTTGAGCATAAATGGAAAGTTACCCAACAGGAGCTACTGGAGCGAGTCAACCAGAAACTGGGAGAGATCGCAGCACGAAAATGAAGTATCACAATTCGAGCGGATCAAACCCCAGCTCGTCAGAAATACGTTTAGTTCGCCGCCTGAATTCAGCGTCATGGTGGGTCCAACGATGCGTCTTATGTCTGCTCATGTGGACGCATTCATGGCACAGAACCCTGATTACGGTCGATAAATGACCGCATTTCTTGGATGAAATGGTGATGATATGTTCAAAGTCACCGCCATCATCATAGTAATAAGTACCCATCACTTCTGGGTCTTGATCAACAACAAAGTTAATCTCTTCAGGTAATGGCATTTCCCAGCGGTCAAAGGGCTTCATACAGTAGATTGCACTGTACAAATTCTTAAGGATTGCTGGACTTAGCTTCATACTTTATTTATGCAGCCTCGGAACTCAAATTCGTCCTCACCGCATACCTGTATTAACTCTGGAAGCATTAGTCTACCACGCTCAAAAGACATAAGGGTAAACCCTGATCTCCAGTCTTTTGGAGAGTCTTCTGTATACGCCATGAACTGTTCCCCATTAGGATCGGCTAGGCAGCCCGTTTGGATGCCATAGCGGGTTCCGTTGTAATCGGTAATGGGTTGCACTGCCAAATTGTGTGTGTGTCCTGTAACCATGTTTACGCCAGCATTAAGGGCATTGGCACGACCAGCTCCAAATCCACCTTTCCAACGGTGCTTAATACAGGTGTCTTCATTGATCCAATATGACCAGCATGGCTTCCACATAGGGAAATGGTCTTTAAGGGTAAACCCTGCTACTCCCTCATAGGTTCCCATCTGGGCTGATAGGAAAGTCTCAAAGCGGGCATCATGGTTTCCCAGTGTCCAAATAAGTTCTGCACCTGCTCCTACAGCAGCCTTCTCAATCCCGCCCATCATCTCCTGACAGGCTTGCAATTCTTCTTTGACTGTTGGGGTCTTTTCCCATCCGATACGGGCATGGCGGCTTGCTTGAGAGCCGTCAAACATATCGCCGTTGGCTACGATTACTTTAGGTTTAAATTCTTTAATGATTAAGAGAAGAGCTTTGTAGGCGGTAGTGACTTCATCGGGCCAGAAATGGGCATCTGAGAATACAACCACTCGACCTTTTTCCATCTCAATTCCACGGCGAGAATGACCGGGAGTTTGTTGTAACTTTTTTAATGGATCGTATCTGCTGTCATTTAATGTCGGCAGACTTATTTTTAATCTAGTTTCTAAAACCCGTCTGCGGTTATATACCGAACGCACAGACATCTTGTGCTGTTCTGCAAACTTTTGAGGGCTTCCAAACTTCTTCCACTCGGCAATAAACTGATCATCGGTTAAATAATAGTTACTCAATTGCAGCTCCTCTCTTATTGTTAGAAAGGTTTTACCACAATTATTTTAAGAATGCACTACATTTATTTGATTTATAAGGGAAATCACTTATCTTTCTATTTTCATAGCTGTTGCTATTTTTTCACCTTGCAGCGCTAATCTTTCATAAACAGTCTGTAAATCATTTAATCTTTGACGGCGTACTTCAGGATCCATATTTTGGTTTTGATCTATTACCTTCATTTGGGTACGCAAATTAGTCATTTGAGACTGGATACCACGCAGCTCAGGAGCAGCCGCAATTAATTTACGGTTCTGCTCATTAGCCATTAATTCTTTAATCTTTTCAACTTCACCAAATTTCTTATATTGATTAAACTCATTAACTGTTTCTTGAGCGGTATGCGTTAAATCATAAAAGTCAGCAATAGCCTTACTAGCTTTAGGGTTAGTCATAAACGACTTAAAGAATGGCATCTCTTCAATATTCTTAGCGGTACGTTCTTGACCTGTAGCCAAGTCAACAGCAGAGCTAGCCATACCAGTTGTAAATGTACCAAGCTCGGCAGCATATCCTTGGATTAAATAATCAATCTTAGCTGGGGATAATCCAACCTTATCTAATCCCAAAGAACTTAATTGCTTAGAAACTTCAGAAGCACGAGCGCCACGCATAGCTATTGGCAGATTCTGCTCACCAATAGACTCAATTGGACGGTGCGTAAAGAATGAATGGTTAGTAACTACTTCAAATGCGGGCTTAACTGCTTGTGGCAATAAGATACCGTTGCCGGGAATGGTATTAGTAATACCGCTTAAGTAAGAACCAAGCACTTCTTTTCCTGTGCTATTGCCAGCCATGTAACGAACAGTCGCTTCTGGAACAGTCTTGAATAAGAATCCAACTTCAAATGGCACTGGAATCTTAATAAACGTATGACCATCACCAAATGGATTAGGCAACAGGAAGTTATTATCTTTGGTGTAATCTGGCAACTTCTTATAATCTTCATCGCCTTGGTACATCATTGCGTAGGCTGTAGCCATAACAGACATCATTGCAGCCCGCTTAACAAACAACATCTGAGCGGCTTTCTTTTCTGCAGGAGGCAAGCCATAACCAGTTGCTGCACGATACACAGTATCCAAACTGTTAATAGACGCAGATAAGAATGGAATCATATTGCGTAAATTATTGATTATTGGAGAAGTACCGTGAATAGCAAAGTTGATAGACTCACGAGCTTTAAATACAGCATAGTTCACTGCATCTTCTTTGCTCATGCCTTTAGCTAAAGCTTGTTTCTCTTGATCTTTAAATATAGCTACACGGGTTGCAGCATCAGAAGCCTCATGGAACTTCATTGCTTTATGGATAGCTTTATCTAATAAAGATGGAGTTTTCTTTTCTTGACCTACTTGTTTTAAAAAGTCATGGATATCAATAGTAGAATCCATTTGACCGATTACGCCAGCTCTGGCAAGAATGCCCGCTTCTCTAGAGTCACCACGCAGGATATCTAAATAACCTTTGGCTGAATGGAATGGAGTAACAATCCCGCTATTAGTAACCAATGTTGCATGTATTGGATCACGGATTAACTGCTTAATCCAGAACATAGGGTTTAATAACGCTCCAGCACGTAGCAAGTTATTGGCAGCAGCCATACCCTTCATTATCGGTCCAAGCTCATAATGCATCATTTGAAACGCCGCTAAATCATTTGGGTTCTCAATGATCATATGGACAATACCTTGATTGTCAGAAAACTCACTTGTTGGATCACGATAGCGTAGGTTAACGTCTGGATTCGTAGCGTCAGTTACTTCTGCTAATCCAAGGGACTTCAGTTGCTCAGATCCTACTTTACGAGTTTGGTTCTGGTAAGCAGATGCCACCATAGATGCATAGTGCTTCTCTACGTTTTCCCAAATGTTGCGATCAATATCAGCACCTTTTAAACGCTTTAATTCTTTAGCGGTTTTCAATCCAGTGCCGCCAAATCCAGTAGGCTTATCGCTTAAGTCTTCACGAGATTTAAACAATGGAACATAGGATTTCTTGCTTAGGTAATTATCTGCCTGATCTTTGGTCAACAAACCAACGCTTTCCCATAACTTAACCAAGCTATCGTTTACGTTTTTCCAGATGTCAAGAACTTGTTTTACTTCTGGTACATTCTTAAGTTGTTTTTCTGCCCAATCAATTTGAGCTTGATCTACCTGTAGCTCACGGTTCATGGACTTGTTTTCGTATCCCTGCTTGCGTAAGTCTTTAGCACGGTTTAAATGATTGCGAATCTCACCAATAGGGCGCTTCTCATCACGGGCTTCTTGCGCCGCTTTAATGGCTTCCTTGGCTTGTTTAAGTTGCTGGATACCTAGCTTACGGCGAGCAGCATCCTCTTCCATAATCTCTTTACCACGCATCGCACGGGCAATCTCAGCTATATAAGCACGTCCACTTAATCCAGAAGACCTAACATATGAGTTATTGTCAATGCTGTCAGCAATGGTCTGAGAACGAGCTAGATTGTTTTCGCTTTCGTCAATAACGATAGAGCCGTCTTTATTGAGAACTGGCATACCGGTTAGTAGACCATTCTTAATTAAGTTAATGCTTTGAGCTTGGGCATGGTTCAGCATATCTGCACGTAACTGACCATCTTTAAATGTCTCTTCAGACTGCAAGCTCTTAGTTAATCCGGAACTAGGATCAATCCATTCATTACGTATTTTGGTCCAAAACTTATCATCATTCCATGCATTCTTAACATTAGCGTTAATGGTCTGCAGCTTCTCACCAGCAGTTTGCTGTGGAGTAATCTTAGTAAATGTTTTAGGAGGAGCGTTGCTTAACTTGCCAGATGGTGCAGCCTCAACCTTTCCTTTGGCAAAAAGCGCCATTTGACCTTTAGGTTCTTTAGATTCTGCATACTCAGCAAAAGTAACTTTGGATGCAATGTTATCCAAAAATTGCTTCATGTTTTCTGTTGGCAAATACTTTTGACCTTTAGCAGTTTGGTAAAATCTGCGCATCGCATCTGCAAGTTTTTTAAAGAACTTTTCTACAACGCTTACAGGTTTATCGCTAGTTACAGACCATCTAGCCACTTGGTTTGCATACCATTCAGCAAACTTTGTCCAATACTGCAAATTGTTTACATTTTTTACTTTCAATCCCTCTGGCATCTCAGTAGTTTGTGCCATTGTTTTTGGAAGATTTGTATGAATCATTTCTTTTGCCAAAGTTTCCTTTGAAAGACTGCTCATCCATTTGTTAAAATCTTTGATAATCGCTTGTTTTGTTTCTGGATCCGCTTGATCAAATACATTTTTTTCGTGAATGTGACCCATCTCGTGTGCTAATGTTTCAAGCATTTTGGATGGACTGGTAGTTTTTCTTAAAACAATTGCATAGTTATTGTCATCAATCTTGGTCATCACGCCGGGTACGTCTTTACCGCCCATGTAACCAATAATTCTATGTGGTCCCGTATAATTTTCACGGTTTGCTAAAGCGTCTTCGCTAGTAGTAATATAGACATTTGCATTGATACCAAGTATCTTTGCCCAATTTTTTGCAATTGGCAAAATGTTTTTATGCAAGTCCGGTGATCCAGTAACACCTTGCTTGATAGTTAGAAATGGTTTTTGATCGTGCTTTTCTTGAGCTTCTTTTTCTATTTGGTTTTTTATTCCAACAATTCTGTCTTTTTGCTCTTGAGTAATTCCAAGAGAGGCTGGAGACATGTCTTCTAATCTATAGTTTGCAGCAGATCTGTTTTTAACAAAACGATACAATGGCTGCCCAGTAGATTTTTCTTGAACTCCGTAATCTCTTACAAGCGCTAATGGTCCTTCTTGCCAAACAAGATCACCTTTGTAATGAGCGGCTACATCGCTTGCAGCTTTTTTCTCTTCTACGGTAGCTTTAGAATATTGCAACGGAAGCTCTTCAAGCTCAGCCATTTTTTGCTGGGCTAGTTCGCTATCAACTTCTTCTGGGATAGGCTCTAATTGACTTTCGATTGCTTCAATGCGACCTTTAGCGCCAGCCAATCTTTGTTCGTATGCTTGATTTTCTGGAGATGGCGCACGAGCGCCGTTGACCAAAACATCATGCAAAATTTCACGCATAGACTCTACGCCGCCAACACCTTCTGTTAAGTCTTTCTCATTTAAAATACCATTAGAGATTGCATCAGCAGTTAGTTCATCTATAGATTTGCCATTGTCGGAAATGTATGGGGACAAAAATCTAGGATCTAAACCCATGTCTGCTTTTTCAGCAGTGTTTATCTTTTGCTTAAACAGCCACTTTTTAAAATCATCACTTTCACGTTCTGTTTTTTCTTTGTCGTGATATGCTTCAAGCAAATCCATTTGATCTGGATTAGGGTTTACCACTACATCATTGGTAAATTTTCGTGATCCTTTGTTGCCGCTTTTAGTTGTGTATTCAATATATGGAACGCCGTTTTTATCTACAATATTCCCATAAACACTTTGAATATTTCCCTTATCCATAAAGGCAAAGTTGTGTTGGTCTAATGCTTGACCGGGAATTTCTTGAGTTGGAACAGTAGTTGCCATATCCAATTGACCGCTTGGGATTGCAGACTTTGGAACCATTGGAGGGGCTGCAGGAGCCTCTACAGGAGCCTCTACAAGAGCAACTTCAGCAGTAGGTGATGGCATAGGTGCTGGAGCAGAAGGAGGAGCCGCTACAGGGGCTTCTGGTGCAATTGGGGCTGGTTGCACAATCGGTTGTAATCCAGCAGATGTAACAGGCTCAGCAGTTGGGTAAATCTCAGATACTTTTGGAGCCTTTTCTTCTGGCTCTTGACCGGGAGCAGCGCCTTTAGGGGCAAAGCTTTTTTCAATAAACCTACCGGGACCAGATACAGCTCCACCTAAAATAGCTCCACCAATAAAGTTCTGGAAGTATTCATCACGGGCTTGTGCATTGGATATATTTAAACCAGCTTGTAAACGCTCTAAAAACGCTTGTGCTGCTTCCGTTGCACCTTCGGTACCTGCCGCCTTACCGCCCGCTAAAGCGTACTCTCCAGCGGTTGCTAAGAGACCTTTCTTGGCTATTGTTTTTACAGCCTCTTCAGACAAGTCTTTTCCAGCGGCAGTAAAGATCTTACGGATTCCGGGCATCATTCCAAAGGAAACTCGATCCAATACTGATTCACCAACCGCAGCAGCTCCAGCATTTAACAAGCTAGTATCTGCCAATCGTTTACCGGTTTCCATCTGACGTGCTAAATTGGTACCAGTATATTGTGCTGTGCCAACGCCAAGACCAGCCAACGTAGCTCCGCCAATACCAGCAACCGCAAACTCAGGAAGTAATGCCGTAGCACCAGCAGCGGCTAAAGGTGCTGCAGCATAGGCAGCAGTGCTACCAAGCATCTCACGAATCTTCTCACCGGAGGCTTCTGTCCAACCTTTTTGTGTAGGCTGGAATATTTTTTCTGATTTTGCTTTTTGAGCGGCAGCATATTGTTCTGCTTCCGCCTTATCCATTAGACCAATCTTGCCAAGAGTAAGGGCGCCCTGACCTTTTATGTCTTCTAAGGTCGCTTTAGCGGAACCAGTAAACCCGGTATCACGTTTTTCTTTTGGCTCATCAAACTGATCAAAAAAGTTTTTGCCACCAGATGGCTGGTCAAATTGATCGAAGTAGTTTGCCATTATTTGCCTAGAATTCTATCAGCAGCTCCAGATCCGTATTTTCCATCAAATTCCGCTTTTCTGCTAGGATCCTTTCTCAAAGCATCAATAGCTGCTTGGGGAACGCCAACAGATGGCACTAGTTTAGATAAGTCTAATCCAGTATTTTGAGCAAGTTGTTGAATGTAAGGGTCGCCATAAATATAAGCATTTTTTTCTGCATCAGACTTGCCAACGTTCATTGCATCTTTGCTCCAAGCAGTTTCTTTTAAACCTATGGCATGTTGCAATAAAGTATTAGCATGTTGTTTTTCAGACATGTTATGCGCTCGCATTTTTTCAGCAAGTTCTTCTTTAGACATACCAAGACGATCTGCATACATTTTTTGCATTCTCTCTTCTTCTCTTAAAGAAGCTTCTTTAGATGCGCCATACTTAAACAATCCTAAGCGAGCGCCCATAATATCTTTAGCAGTATCCGCCCTTTGTTTACCAAGCGCTGCATAAGTGTTAATACCTTGTTCTGCACCGCCAGCAATGTCTCCAAGGAATGTACGTCTTTCACCAGCTTTAACAGTGCCAGCAGATTTCATAATGCCGAAGCCAGTTTGTAAAACAGCAAGAGCTTGATCAATCTTGCCTTGCTTAGCTAATGACGCAGCTTGGTCTTCAATCTGTTTAGCTAAAGCTTCTTCATACAAATCAGATTTTGACTCAGTAGTTCTAGGCATAGGTTGTTTATTTGCATTCTCTGCTTGGAACAATGCAGCCGCCTGATCAAAGTCTCTAAAATCTTGTTCACTTGGACCAGCAGATGGTCTAGCAATTGGAGCAGGATAACGAGCACGTAGACGTTCATTTTCACTAGCACCATATGGAGAAGGTGTTGCAGGTCCAGATGGAACTGGCGTATTAGATCCAACAGGAACTTTGTATCCAACCTCTGGCTCTTTGTTTGGAGTCATTGAGTATGAACGGAATTTTGCAGCCTGTTCTTCTGGTGTTTCATTAATCATGCTATTGATTTTGTTTGCAAATGGCTGACCAATGTTACGTTGATACATATCATACAGGTCATAGTTTTTAGGGTTAGTTAATGCGTCTCCAGCACTTTTTACCAAATCAACTACGCCACGACTACGATTCATGTATTCGTTGTCTTTTAAACTATCATCTTGTACATCGCTACCGTCTGGACCATTTCCAGCATAACTCTTGATATCGCCGCCTTTAGCTAAACCAGCAATATAGTTACGAGTTTCACCAGCAAGGGTATCTAAACCGCCTTTACGCTTAAGTGCTTTATCAACATTTCCGGGACCAGCGTTATATGCAGCTAACGCTAATTTTGCATCTCCATATTTATCGTGCAATTGTTTTAAATACTTTGCTCCACCATAAAGATTTTCTTCTGTATTTTTGCGATCTATACCAAGGTCTTTAGCTGTTGCTTCCATAATCTGCATTGGACCATATGCTCCAGCTTTTGAAACTGCATGCTCTGGATCCTTGTGTCCGCCCGTTTCCTTATAAAGTGCATGCAACATAATATTACGATCTAAACCAAGTTTATCAGCCGCAGCAATAGCTTTTTCTTCTAATGGATGCATTGCTTTTGGTCTTGCAAAACTTGCTATACCTGCTTGATCTTGAGCGGCTTTAGTTGCTTCATAAGACTTAGGAAGTTTATCTGCCAAAGAGCTAATACCAGAACCAATTTGTCTTGGAAGAGACATAATATCTTCCATAGTAATCCTAGACTTTGGAAACAGTTTAGCCATTTCACGGCTTTCTTCTTCATCATCATCTACTAAATCACCACTAGCAAACGCTACAATCCCGCCATTAGCAAATCCTTGTGGAGCTACACCAGATGGTAACTGAGCAACGCCGGGCTGATTCTCTGGCAACTGCTGAGCCATTTGAGCTGATTGTGGTTGTTGCTGTTGCATCATTTGCGCTCTTGCAATTGTAGGATCAACTTGTGGAGCAGCTTGTGACAATACGTCATTCGCAACAGTAGACTGTGGTGGCTGAGCTTGTGCGCTTAATTGTTGGCGGCGTTGTATTTCTGCCAAAGCCAAGAACTGTGGAACTACGCTATTAGGATTCTTAGCGTAATCTATTAGGCGATTCTGTGGAACGTCTTTTAACTGTTCCGATAACTGAGTAATGTTCATTCTTGACCTACTAAATTATGAAGTTGAATGTCAGCCAAGTCACTACCAACTTTGCCGCCTTTATTGAAAGCGTTATACAACATATAACCACCAAGACCTGCGGTTCCTAAACCAGCTAACTGGGATGCTACGTTTGGAGGCGCTGCATAAGTTTGTTGTGACTGAGAAGAGATTGGTAAACCAGATAACATACCTTGCATGTATTGCTGTTGCTGGAATGGTAAGTTGTATTGCTGATTTGCAATCTGGTTTTGCAGTGCAAGCTTGTTAAGATTAAATTGACCGAGCTGTGAACCAATGTTACCCAATGCTGCGCCAGCTTGAGTAGCGCCTGTATAACCTTGTTGGGCGCCTTGTACGCCTTGTAAGCCAGTTTGCAATCCAGCTAAACCAGCTTGAGTTCCTTGAATAGCGCCTTGTAATCCTAGATTAGCACCAAACTGTTGAGCTTGCTGGGCTTGATTAAATGCTTGGTTGTATCCTTGACCAATAGCTTGTTGCTTAGCTAAGTCATAGTTTTGACCAATTAATCCTTGTTGCAATGCGGCACGATTACCACCAAACGCACCTTGACCAGTAGCCTGACCTTGTGCTTTCTGTTGTTCTAATTGTTGTTGTTGATTCAATAATCCAAGCTGTGGAGCAAGTGATTGTTGAATATAAGGGTTCATGTAAGCACCAACCGCATATGGGTTAGTTGCTTGCTGTGCATAATTAGCACCAGCGCCCATGCCATACATTTGACCTAATGCGCCAATACCAGCGCCTTGTTGACCATAACCTAAAGCTGTAGGAGCAGTGCTTAATTGACCTTGACCAGCTTGCTGTGCTAAGTCGCTACCTTGTGCAAACTGACCCGGAGTCTCCATACCTTGAGCGCTAGAATATACTTGATTCTGAAACGGTGTAGGCTGAGCGTTAGTGGTTAACTGTTGCGCTTTGTTAAGGTAATTGAATATGTAAGGTTGCGCCCATGGCTGAATAGAAGCCGATGTATTAACCATTCCAGTTGGACTGGTAGGTGCTGAGCTGGCGCCAAAAATGCTGTCGAAAATTGACATGGTATATCCTTAAGGTAAAAACTTAGATGGATTAATTTGCTTACCCTGCTTCTTGTTTCCAGTGCGGGCTTTGCGAATACGATCCATCATTGCGTATAACTGTTTAGCGCCAGCATCAGTTGAGCCATTACCTAGATGGCTAACCACATCTGCTGGGATTACGAATTCTCCGTCAGCCAAACGAGCTGGCTGGTGATCCCCTATTTTAGCTGGAATATTGTCACTCATACCGTCTCCGGGACCCTTTAATAGTTGACCGCCATCTGAGTAGGCTCCAAGGGTTGCAATCCCACCAGTAGGTCCACCAGCAGCAAAAGCCATTTCGCCGGTTGCGCCTCTAATCTTGGAAAGGGTAGGGGTATATCCAACATAACCAGAGCCAATTGGAGCATCACCACTATAACCAGTAACGCCAAATTGGTTTACTGATGGAGAAATAGTTGGGGCTGCAGCTACAGGAGTTCCGCCAGCAATACCGCCGGGTTGTGTTCCTGTGCTTTTCATACCAGAAGTTAACATGTTAAGACCAGCAAGAGCTTTAGCTGCTTTTGCTGCGGTTAGTCCTTTTGCTGCAGTGGCAGTATTCCAAGCTTCTGGCGATCCGGGAGGTGCATTAACATTTCTTGCTTGCTCCATCATATCCTGAGCTTCATATTGAGACTGCATTTGCTCTGGAGTATATGGGTTTGATTCGGTTGGCGGCAAGCCAGAACCCTCCATAGGAGTTTCTACTGAAGCAAACTCAGGAGATAGGAATTCACTACCATAGGTACCTGCATCTAATCCAGCGGATGCCATATAAGCGTCCATACTACTAAGTGCCTCTGGTGCAGCAGCGCCGCCTGTCATAGCAGCCATAGCAGCAATAGCCATTAATGGAGCAGCATCAGATAAACCACTTTTGCCAGCGCCGCTATCTAAATAATTAGGAGCCAATGGAACCGGTACCCCATATTGGTCTGTACGTAGATTACCTTGTTGATCTTGGTATCCACCTTTGGTATACATACCGGGAACCTGAACATCAACGCCGCCAATGTTTTTAGTTAGCGAACTTGTTGCTCCATTCCAATTAAGATTTTCACCTGTTGGCTGGTAGTATTTGTCTTGATTTAATGTGTATTCGTTTCTTGCTGGGGTAGCAGCTTGGACTGTGCCATCACCACCAACAATCATAGTAGAACCATCGTTTAAGATGTATTTACCGCCCATTGAGGGATCTTCTTGCCCGCTATCATTTGTATTGGCAACAAAAGTTTTAATGCTATCTTTTGGGATTTTATACGCAACTTGCGTAGGTTCTGCGCTTGGGTCTTGAGTGTTGTATTTTTGCAATGTTACTTGACCAGACGCTGGATCCCATGCCTGTACATCGCTGCCATCTTCAGCGCCGTTATATCTTAATGTAGCAATCCCGCCCTTTTTAAACGGTTTTGCTGGCATCCCTGTGTACGGATCGGTCTGTGGATCGTAGTCTGAATTGATGACTTCTGCGCTAGTTGGCATTTGGCTAGGTACGGCGTATTGGGTTTTGTCCATCTGGGACTGTGGAAACATGGCATTTTGGGCAAGCCGATCTATACCGCCCTGTGGCTGCTGTTGCTGTGCGAATATGTTAGTTAACGCCATAGTGACCTTTTGGTACGGATTTAGTAGAGTTTATCATTTAAACCTTTACTTTCAAAACATTGGCATTGGCAGTATCTACATATAGATCACCAACCCTTAAATTAGATATGTCCACTTGAGTAGGCAAACTTAGTACCTGAACCCCTGTAGAGTTAGCTTGACTAAAGTTTAGAGCTGAAATGATCTTAGTAACCCCGTTAACCGTGTTTCTTTGGGTGGACATAGCTGAAGGTCCAGCATTGTCTAATTGTGAAAAATACAGCCTTAAAACGTTATTAAGCTGGTCTTGGTACTGTTGACTATACTCGACTGGAGCAATCGGTAAGTTTGGGGATCTAGTTGTTCCAGTACTCATCTGCGACCATCATTTCTAATATCAATACGAGGTGTACCCATTTGCCACGCTACGCCAAGACCGTCTGAACTAATTCTCATAGCTAATTGACGACCCCGCAATCTAGTGTAAATCTGACCAGTAAACTGCTGAACAACATATTCAGGAGCAACTGTGTAATTTTGGGCGCTTTGAACTGCTGGTGTATCTGCTTGTTGATAAGCGCTACCACTGTTTTGTCTAGGACGAATAGTCATCACAACACTAGGCTGATTAACCGTAGAGCCGTTAAAGTTAATATCTGGTAGCAAACGCCATACAAAACCAAAGTTGTGACCATCGCCAATATCAAAGTCTGAGGACTGTACATAGGAAACGATAGGTGCCGGAGTAGCGGTAGATTGATCATCTGTGCCTATCTCATGGTAAATAACGTTTCCTTTTGGATTGCCAACATCATCAACGCCGTTAATAAATGTACCCATAGGATTTTGACGAATACCAGAATCTAGCCATGCAGTACGGTTTAAAGTACCGTAATACCATACACGATCTAAGTAATTATAAATAACATACTTATCAACTACTGTAGAATTGGTAGAGCAATAAAACCACCAAACTTCATTAAAACCTTCATTGCCGCCGCAAGTTACTTGGTATGCTTGGTCTTTATTAATATCGGCAAAAATGTACTGGCGCAATGAACAAGGCAAAGTTTCTACCCTACCAGAGTACATATAGAACTTATCCGTACCCATCCAATAGGTAACGTTGTTAATAGTAATTGCCGAATTAGGAGACATGATGGAAATGTTATCCATCAATATTTGGAATCCCCAAACATATGGCGGTCCAAGATACTGCATAGAATATATGGCAGAGTCTGTCCAAACCAAAATCTCTTGGCGGGTTGCCTTGGCTTCCATGATATAAGAACCGTTAGTCAAACGGAATTCTCCAGCTTGGTTTGTTACATCTGGAACCCATTGGAATGGATTTTCTTGGTCTGACCAACGTACCAACATAGAATCAAAAGTTGTAGACGCATTAGATGCTAAATAAGAATTAGCACCAAAGGCAATAACAAAGCGTTGAATAGCAGATGCGATTACTTGGTTAGTAGCTTGTGGAACAAATTGACCGCTATAAGATGCATTATTTGCTAAATCAGAAAGCTTTTGCCCACGATAAGATGTTCCTAGGTTGGCATCCCAATAGTAAATACCACCGCCACGGGGAGCAAATACAAGGTTCTGTCCATAGTTATCAGCAGACCATAGACGAAGCTGGCTACCAATACCTACTGTTGCCGCAGATCCCCAAGTACCCCGATTCCAATAGCTAGCACCCCAGCCTAAACCTGTTGTATATACATCACTACCAGATGGTACTTCATATTGAACAGTAAATACGCCGCCTACGTTTATTGCAGAAGAAGTAGTGTAGGTAATGTTGGCTAGATTGTTATCTGATGTACTAGACATTGCATAGCTATAGCCAGATCCATATTTAAATACTTGATGTTCGCCATTGATGACTGTATTAGATAGCCCGCCAACAGATGTTGAAACGTTAGAGAATATTAAAAAGTCTCTATTATTAGAATCGTTATCTAGATCATGGAACTCAAAATAACCACAAGCTACGTTAGCGCCAGCAGTATGAGAGGCTGCCGTAGTATTGGCATAACCACGAACGCAACCAGAAGCTACGTTTGACACGATAGAAGAATAAAAAATAACTTCACTATCAATCTTCATAACGCCACTTTGGGGTACAAAATGTGTAGTGTTGGTTAACGATATGGTATTTGAATTGGATGTGATATTAGCTACCAGAGTGGTAAATCCAGTAGACAATACGTTGTTATAAGATGTTGTAGTAACAATAGGCGTAATGTCGTAATACTGACCGCCCTGCTCAATATAATACTTAAGGTTAGTACCAATACCTAAATAGTTAGCGCCCGCTAACGTTGCCCAGTTCCATATAGATCTGGCAACGCCTAAAAACTTATAAGCGCTTAGACGAATCCAACCACCCAATTTCTCAGGAAAGCCTGAACGAAAGCGAATCTTATCGCCGTCATAGTATCCACCCTCGTTTGAGTAGTCGGTACCTTCACGATTTAAGCCGGGTCTAAGTTGTATTTTTTGTAATGGCATCTAATGGTTTACCCTAATACAGATATTGCTTTAGCGATTTTAGCCTTGCGGTCATCTAACCCCAAAGTACCACCATTTATTCTCTTCGTCATTGTCTCGTAATCTTGGGCATCTGCCAAGCTGTTTAGTCCTTTTTTGTTCCAGAACCATCCGGCAGATAAAGCTGCATACTCAGGAGTAAGAAGGTAATCAGGATTGTTAACAAGATCCACATTAATACCAGTTCCGCAATTGACATAGTTTTCCTTTCCGGTAAGCTGAATCAGACCTCTACCGTGGTACTTCCAGCCATCGCCAGTTTCTTCAGGACCATTACCCATTCTACCGCCATACACCTTATTGGCTATTTTCTCAGGGTTATTTGCATAGGCATCTGCAACGATTTGAGTTGTAAACCTGCTAGACCATACCCTCATTAATGCACTTGCGCTGTAGTGCAAGTTTTCTTCAAGAGTCTTGAAATTATTAGATTCATGAGCGCACTGACCAATAAACGCTGCTTGACGTTGTGGTGTGTTGATATCGTATTTAGCAAAGGTAGCCTCCAATGGTTCTAACCACTTGGCATCAATCCCAAGCTGTCCTAATTGCGCACTATTCATTTTCTTGTTGCCCTATTTTTATACCCGCTACAAGACCTACAAAAGCACCTACAATCATTTGGAATGCTGGAGTAATCGCTTTAAATATCTCTGTATTGTCTATTGCGGGATTGAAAAGACCCAGCAATAACACAAGAACCATAGACAAAAGAATAAGAGTAAGAGTGATAGTAGCGATGAGGGTGACATAAGAGGTTAATTTATCTTTATTCATTACAAGCCCGCCTGTTGTTTAATCCAGTCCTGTAAGGCTATTACTTGTTCTGTTGTGCTGGCGCATTGCTCGGCAACAGATAGTAGGTTATGGGTTTCTCCATTAATATTGATGGAGGCTGTGCCATTGGGGGACACGGTACTGCTACCGGTGTTGAGCATCCCGTTATAAAAATTATGGATATTACTAAGATTAGCCTTGTAAGCATCTTCTACTCCTTTGTTAACTAATTGTTGTTCTTTCTCTTTTGCAGTGTTTTGCGCAATCTGTTTTTCTGCAACAATCTGTACTTGATTTTTAAAATCAGCAAAGCGCAAATGCTCCACATAAAAGCCAGCGCTAAAACCGCCGAATACAAGAGCAAGATATATGTAAGTTTGTCCACCAATACCGCCAAGAATGTTTAAGAGAAAGTTCATTGTGGTTCGGAGCCTTGCTTCATTGCAACAGAAGCGCCGCCAGCAGCAGATACTATACCTAAAGCTTCTGCAAGTTCACGAATGCTAACTTGGTTGGTATGGATAACTTCCCACAATGCTACGGCAATAACCGCAACCAAGCTAATTAACCATGTCCAACGACCAAGATCGTGGGTTTTGTTGTCTTTACCAGTAAGTAAGTGTTGAATAATATCGTTCATTTTTTAACCTTTAATGCCCCAAGTAAGATACCAAGCAATGACTGCAGCCAACGCAAAGCAATAGAACTGTACTCGCCTAACTGCTTTAAGATCATGCTGAAATTCTTCATTGTTCTTACGCTCCATATTCTCTATATCTAACTTAATCTTCAGAACGGCTTCCCATTCTTTTGCTCCATACTTCTTTACAAACTGAATCTTTAGATTCGCCTCCTCATCGGAGATTTGCTTCTTATGCTTCCACTGCTCAAGCGCTTTAATCAGCGCCTTTTCCTTCTTTAACTCTGCTTCTCTTGCAGCCCTCAATCGCTCTTGGGCTTTGTGTTGTGCCACTTGTGCGGCGTCTTGTTGAACGTTTTCGATACTCTTAGTGAGCTTCTTACTAGCCTCTAGGCTAGAATTCATACTCTTGCTAAGAGCTTCTGCTCCTTCCGAGAACCCGAATCCGTCTGACATAAAACACTTTTTTCACCTTACCAAGTAATTCCAATAACAGGAACTGAAGTAACTGCAACCGCCACGTGCTGTGTTGGATCGGTTAAATCAGCGCCACAATCATTACATTTCAAAGCTGATAGCTCAGCCTCATCCACATCTTTACTGCAATTAGGACAGTAAATTTCAATCTTGTGAGCCACTTCCATAACGTCTGGAGCTAACTCTTTTGCTTGGTTTTCAATAATCATGCTCTGTAAGTTCCTGAAGATGTATATTTAAGAATAGTATTGCTGCCATTTGTAGTTACGCTTGGAGAGCCTGTAGTAGCTCCTGTATAACTTGCAGTTGGAATAGAAAGAATAACTACGCCTGATCCACCTGTACCACCGTATGGGAAAGAGCCGCCACCACCACCGCCAGTATTTGGCGTACCATTACCAGCACCAGTATATGAACCAGTAGTTGTGCCGCCGCCACCTAAACCACCAGTACCTTGATTGCTGCCAGTTGAACCGTTTGTAGATTCACCACCACCGCCACCGCCATAATAAGTTGCAGTTCCTGTAATACTAGAGGAAACACCTATACCGCCATTACCAGCACCGGAGCCTATTCCGTAGTTAGTACCAGCGCCTCCAGAACCACCAGCTCCACCGCCACCGCCTCCAGCATTGTCTCCAGAAGCATTACCACCTGTATTGCCTTGTCCGCCAGTACCTGCTCCACCAGACTGATTAGTACATCCACCACCACCTGAGCCGCCTGTGCCACCGCCTTGACCATCACGTCCGCCACCGCCACCACCACCAATTGCAGTATAAGTGCTAAATGATGAATTACCACCCGCTAAACCACGGTTATACGTTTGGGCAGCGCCACCAGAACCGACAGTAATTGTGTATGTAGTTCCAGAAGTAATTAACGTACTACCAGTTAAAACGCCACCAGCGCCGCCACCACCTGCGCCACCACCTGAATCACCACCACCGGCACCGCCACCAGCAGCGATTAAATAAGAAACAGTATAGTTACCAGCAGCAATTGCTTGCCAAGTTAAACCATTCCAAATTTCATAAATGCCGGTATCTGAGTTCCAGCGAGACATACCTGTTATTGGGCTAGATGGACGCTGTGCAGTAGTTCCTGTTGGTGGAACAAAAGCGCCAGTATTGGTAGACATATCAATAATGCTTGAATTAGCAAACAAAGTTAAATTACCCGCTGCACCAGAAACCGTGCTGTTACCTAAATATACGGAGCCGCCAATAACTTCGTTGCCTGATACGGTTAAATTGCCAATAACATTGTTTACGTTTACAGCAGTATAAAACTCAGTACCATCACAATAAACCAAAGCGCTTAACCCATTTTGGATTACAACACCATTACCGCCAGAAGTTTTGAGTGTTACGTTAGCACCAGCATTGTTTGTAACAATGTACGTTTTTTGAACTGATGGAGCTACAACGTTTGCAGGTGCAGATAAAGAGCCGTTAAATACAAGCACTGCATTACGTGCGTCATCAGGTAAGCCATTATAGTTTGTAAGAACATAATCACCAGATAAAGACAGAGAGCCTACTCCAGTAATGGCTTGTTCAATAAGCGTACCAAGGTTATTGTTAGTTGTTTGACCCCAAGTACCAGACTGCTCGCCGTTACCGATAAGTTCTATTTTTAATGAGGTTGAATAGGTTGATGGCATATGTAATTCCTAGCTCGTAGTAAATGTACCACTTGATGTAAATGTATGAATCCAGTAGGTGTATCCACCTGATGAGTAACTTGTAACTGTACCGCCTGTAGCTTTTTGAATAGGTGATTGGTATCTAAATACAACAACACCAGAACCACCAGCGCTTGGTAACTGTTGACCACCGCCGTCACCACCAGAACCGCCGGCACCTCCTCCAGTGTTGGTTTGACCAGAGCCGCCTTGGTTATAAGAACCGGGATAACCACCATAGCCGCCACCGCCTATACCAGCAGTACCATAGGAACCGCCTCCACCTCCGCCAGCAAGATAATAAGTGCCAGAAACGTTTTGACCCGCAGTAGAGCCTGTTAATGGATTAGCAACTCCGTTACCGCCAGAAGAACCAGAACCAGCTACACCAGCTCCTCCACCCCCACCTCCAGCACCGCTAGTAGAACCGGAATATCCTTGACCTGCGGTTCCTGAACCTGCATAAGAACCTTCAAAACTAGATCCTCCGCCACCAGAGCCACCACTTTGACCAGAACTAGATCCGCCACCACGACCATTACCACCACCACCGCCGCCAATAGCAATAGCAGAAACAATCCCACCAACAACGGAAGAATTAGATCCAGATTGGACTGGACCTCCATCAGGACCAGTAGCCCCTCCAGCACCTACTGTAACTGTATAGCTAGTAGAATTTACTGGGCTTTGAAAAGATGATGACAATAGCCCACCAGCACCGCCCCCACCACCATTAGCACCACCTCCGGGGTCATGTCCACCACCAGCACCGCCGCCAGCCACAATAACGTATTGAATATTATATAAACCTGTAACAGCTTGCCAAATAGCGCCATTCCAAATTTCGTAATATCCAAGCTCAGAATTCCAACGGGACATACCGTTTTTTGGTGTAGCGGGACGTTGTGCTGTATTTCCTACAGGAACCATAAAAGCGCCTGTAGTTGGTGAAAAGTTTACTGTGTTTCCGCTAGAAGTTAATGTTAGATTGCCAGATGAATTAGATATTTTTCCAACAGTCGTATTGACCGTTACATTTCCGCTGACTGTTACATCTCCTGTAACATTTAAATTACCAATTACATTGTTAATGTTTACGGCACTAATAAAGCTAACAGAGTTGCAATAAACAAGCTGCGTGGTATTAGCAGCAATAACAACAGCATTTCCACTGGCAGTTTTGATATTAACCGTATATCCACCAGATGTGCCGTTTTTAACAATATATACTTTGTTTACGCTAGGCGCTATGACGTTGCAGTTAGCAGTCGGCGTTCCTGTAAATACCAATACAGCATTACGAGATTGATCTACTGCAGCGTTAGCGGTAGAAAGTGTATAGGTAGAAACCCCAGTCAGACTAATAGAATTAGCGCCAACAATAGCTTGCTCAATAATAGTACCTAAGTTGTTATCAGTAGGTGTACCCCAAGCTTCAAGCTCTGTGCCTGTATCAATCAGTTGTATGCGAAGCGATGTTGAGTAAGTTGACGACATGGTTACACCCCTAACAACGCACGACCACGTTTTTTATTTTTAAGGTTGCTAATATAAGATTGAGTCAATCCAGTAATAGAGGCTATTTCTATTTGTTTTACACCCTTTGATAATAATTCTATCGCCATAAAAACTTTTTCTTTTGGGTGTTTTCTTGGAGCGTCATTTAGTAAACCTTTACCAATCCGATTAGTTGACATGCGTTTTTTTTGCTCATCAGTTCTTTTTTGACCAATTCTAACTAACCGAACTTTTTCAATAATTTCACGTGGCATGGATGATCCACCATCTCCACCATATGTTGCATTGTATCCGTTGCCATTACGTACATATGAACCATATTGCTCAATTAAATGACGCTCTAATTTTTGAATCTCTTCTAGACTTTGACCATGATAAATAGTTTCTATTTCAAAAGCATCAAAGCCATACTTATTCATTGCGTTATACAATGGGTACTGAATTTTTCTAAAAGCACAGCTTTTGTGTTGCAACCAACGTTTATGTACGGAACGAGTAGTAATGCCGATATATAGCATTCCATTTACTTTGTTCGTTATTTTGTATACAAACATATTAAGCCGCTATTAAGTCCCAGTTAGGGGTTGTGTTGTCGTTAATTTGAGTCCAGCTACTTGTATTGGATGTACTTATGCCTGTCCAATTTGGGCTAGAATTGTCGGGAATTTGACCCCAAACTAACACTTGTCCGATTATACCCTGTGCTTGAACGCCTGTTAAGTAGATTACGGCATTACCTGTAACGCTTGCATTACCCACATAACCTACAGCTTGCACCCCAGTAACACGAATATTTTGGGTTAATTGGACGCTTACATTACCGAGCTGAGCTGGGGCTTGAACACCTGTTACAGATACATTGGCTGCGCCTGTGACACTTGCAGTTCCAAGCTGGGTGTTTCCTTGAACGCCTGTCAGGTAAACAATATTACCAATTTGTACAGTTACAGTACCTATTTTTCCTACACCTTGAACACCTGTTACGGATACATTAGCACTAGCAGCTACGGTTGCAGTACCTGTTTGACCAACACCTTGAACTCCAGTTGTGATAACGTTAGCGCCAGCCCGAACAGAAGCAGTTCCTAATTGGGTTACACCTTGAACGCCAGTTACATATACATTTGTAGCGACTTGGGTGGTTACAGAACCAACCTGACCAATACCTTGAACGCCTGTGGTTGTGGCGTTAGCTGCGGCAGTTATAGTGACTGTGCCTGTTTGACCAACGGCTTGAACTCCAGTAACAAGAACTCCTATGCCTTGGGCTACATTTACAGTACCGACATAACCAATAGCTTGTATGCCTGTTACATAGACATTAGCTGCGCCCGTTACAGATGCTGTGCCAAGATAGCCAACCGCCTGTACGCCAGTAACATTAACCTGTACGTTAACTGAAGTAGCCCCGCCAGTAGCGGCAAATGGGGCTGAGGCAAATGGGCTAAATCCAAACATAATTAGGCTGTGTAAGTACCGCTAGAGGTAAAGGAATGGATTGTGTAGCCGTTATATTGCGTAATTGTTCCGCCAGTTCCACGAGGAGATCCAGCATAAGTAATAATAACTATTCCAGAACCACCGTTTCCAGCCGTTACAGTAGCTCCGAATGTGCCTCCTCCGCCACCAGTACCACCACCGCCTGAACCAGTATTTGCTGAAGCCGAATTTCCATTAGACGGTGTGGAACCACTACCACCAGCGCCAGCACCAGCACCGCCACCAGCGCCTCCAGTTCCGCCACCGCCACCACCACCGCCAGCATAAGCAACAACTGTTCCAGTAATCGAAGAGTTTGCAGAGCTTCCGCCAGTGCCGCCAGTATTGCCAGAATAATTACCCCCAACACCACCCGCTCCACCCCCGCCACCACCAGCAAAGCTACCAGTGTTAGTACCATTACCACCTGTATTACCTTGACCGCCTATTCCAGCAGCTCCTGCTTGAGTACCATAACCACCGCCACCACCTGAACCACCAGTTGCAGCTGTATAATATGCGCTACCAGCATAAATTCCACCAAAGCCATAACCACCACCAGTAGTTGCGCCTACTGACTGCATAGAAGAATTTCCACCAGACGTTGCTGCGGCAGCATTAACACCACCAGATCCTCCAGCACCTACTGTAACTGTATAGCTAGTACCAGCGGTTAAATTTGCCGTACTTGTTAGCAAGCCACCAGCACCACCACCGCCACCGCAAACATTATTATTCGTTGGATTACCACCTCCACCACCACCCCCAGACACAACCAAGTAAGAAACAGAATAAATACTTGAGCTGCTACCAGAACCCAAAGTAGTCCAAGCTCCGTTAGCATATGCCTCAATCGCTGCTACGTTTGAATCGCTGTTATACCGAACCATGCCATTAACGCCAGTAGGACGTTGGGCTGTCGTACCTCTTGGAATAGTTACTGCGCCAGTAGACACTAGGTTTGCGTTTTGGCTTGTGTCGATAATGAGTGCAGATGTATTTGCAGTCTGAAATTCAAGAATTCCAGAAGTATCAACTGTTTCAGTTAAGCCAGCCGTAGATGCGTTTATTTTGGTTGTCATGCTGTGTATGTCCCGCTAGATGTGAACGTAATAATTGTATTTGATCCTGATGTAGTTACGGTAGGGCTTCCTGTAGTTGTACCAGAATAGTTTGTAGTAGGCACGGAAAGAATAATTATTCCTGAACCACCTGAACCACCACTTTGAGGTCCGCCGCCATTTTGACCTCCACCACCACCGCCTGAACCAGTATTTGCTGAACCGCTACCACCACCGCTACTATATCCACCATTACCAGCACCGCCGCCGCCACCTGAACCGCCTTTTCCGCCGCCGCCTCCGCCAGCCCTTGATACAGATGAACCAGTTATAGAACTAGAGGCAGCTGCACCACCACTTGAACCACTACCACTTCCGCCAGCTCCACCACCGCCACCACCGGGATCAACTTGTCCATCATATCCAGTACCAGATCCGCCGTTTCCTTGACCTGAAGTTGCTGCACCACCATTGGGTGAACCTCCGTAGCCAGATCCTGATCCACCGCCTGATCCTCCAGCACCACCACCGCTTCCTCCACCATTACCGCCACCAATGGATGTTACTGTAGTTAAACCAGTTCCTGAAAGAGAGGAGTTTGTTCCACCACCACCAGATCCGCCGCCAGCGCCTACAGTAGCTGTATAAACAACTCCCGGAGTAAAGGTTGCAGTATTTGCTAAGTACCCACCAGCTCCCCCACCGCCGCCTGAAGAATTGGTTTGCCCACTACCGCCGCCGCCTCCGCCAGCAATCACTAAATATGATGCACTATATGTAGACGTTACTGGACCAGCGGTATTTGATGTTGCGGCTATACCAGTGCTTCCTGCGCCATTAGTTGCAGTTACATTACAAGAAAGATTAGATCCGTTTTGTGAGGATGTAATTGTAAATACGTTTGCGGTTGCGTTTGATATGGCAACAGAATTAGCAAGCCACTGATAACCATAGCTTGTTGGAGAGTTATTCCATGTTCCTGTACTAACACTTACATTAGACCCTACAACAGTAGAACCAGATAATACGGGCGCAGCAGAATTAATGGGGGTAAGAATGGGCGTTAAATTAAGCCAAGAACCATTTGCGTAGGCTTCTACGCCAGCATAGCTAGTGCTATATCTCCACATCCCATTTACTGGACTTGCTGGTCTTTGTGCGATTGTACCTTTTGGTAATGTTATTGCACCAGTAGAAACAAAGTTAGCGTTTTGGTTGCTGTCTATTACGACTGCGTTTGTACCATTTGTTTGAAATGCAAGATTACCATCAGCAGCGCCGTTTTTACGAAGCTGTCCTATCTGTTTATCTGGAATGACATTGATGGTACTTGGCATACATTATGCTATCTAAATACCTGTACATTGACATATGGAGAATCAACAAAAGCACCAGCAGACCTATTAACAATAGCTATCGTTACATTGCTTGCAGTTGGCGCTATCGAACCTGAACCATTAGTTTGTGTATCTGCTATAACAGTAACCCCACCAGAAGCTGCTGCGGCAGAACAAGTTGCAGCATAGTTAGCATCTGCTAAAGCATTCGTAAAGTTTATTGTATATACACCTGTAGATACTTTTGTAATGTTGGTTACATTAAATGATGCTCTAGGGGTTATGGGGGTTGTTAAAGTACCATCAAAATTTACCCATGCAGCACATACTCCAGCAGTTGTGTTACTCAAAATGGTGCCTGTAGATGCAGGTAATGTTAACGTGTTTGTACCAGCCGTTGCATTGGCAACAAGTGTAATAGCTCCAGAAGTACCACCATTTAAAATTAAACTAGTGGAAGTTAAGTTTGTTCCCGAAGTTGCTACACCGTTAGTTCCGTTGATTATGACCGCCATTTTTTATCCTTAAGCGGTTATTTCAACCCAAGCTACTGTAGATTCATCCCAACGATATGGTTTGCCATCTTGTGGGATTGGTGTTGGTGCTTCCCATAACCATGTAGATTGGTTTAATACCCAACTTGCATATGGTTGCGGAGCATAAAAAACGTCATGCGTAGCATCGTATGTATAACCAATACCAGCATAATTACCACGCAATGGGCGACCTTCTGGATGCTGATTAGCACGGGTGTTATAAGAAGTTTGAATCCATGTACCGGGACTTGAATCCACAAACGTATCAAAAAAATCTTGTTCGGCTACGATCACCTGAGTGACCTTGCCGTCTACTACTTTTGCAAAATGGCTCATGTAATTTCTCCTTTGTTAAGCCGTGTAGCTTCCACTACTATTAAACGTCATAATTGTATTACTGCCTGATGTTGTTACTGTTGGTGATCCTGTTGTAACTCCAGAATAATTGGTTGTAGGAACGGAAAGAATAACAATTCCTGAACCACCAGAACCGCCAGTAGAAGCAACACCAACAGAACCACCGCCTGAACTTCCACCGCCTCCAGTATTAGTTGAACCAGCAATTCCATTGTTAGCTCCAACAACTCCATTTGCACCACCGCCTGCGCCACCTGTTCCAGCAGTTCCAGCAGTAAAAGCAGAACCTGCACCACCACCGCAATACGTTACTGGAGAGCCAGAAAGACTTGAAGATATACCAGCGCCACCATTACCGCCAGTATTAGATGATGAAACAGAACCTCCAGCCGCAGATGCACCTCCACCAGCAGGTCCTCCACCTACATTTCCAGAACATCCACCACCTGCGTATCCTTGACCAGAAGTTCCAGCACCTCCTGTACTTGTTGCTCCACCACCACCACCTCCAGAGCCACCAGCAACTCCGTTTGTATTGTAAGGAGAGCCACCACCACCGCCTATTGCCGTTGCAATAGAGCCTAATACTGAATTAGAGCCACTACTTGCGCTCACAGTTGAGCTTGGAGATGCACCAGCACCACCGCCACCAACAGTTACAGAATAAACATTACCACCAGTTAAAGTTGTTGTGCCAGTTAAATAGCCGCCTGCTCCACCGCCACCACCTGCGGCATAGTTAGCAGGAACTCCTGCGCCACCACCACCACCTGCCGCAACAAAATAACTTGCAGTATAAGTTTGGCTTGTAATTCCTGTCCAAGCAATTCCTGAGTAAATCTCTGTTTGATTGGTAGTAGTGTTATAACGAATTGTTCCTGCTACGTTAGCAGTGGGTCTTTGCGCTGTTGTACCAGTAGGCACTACAAAACCACCAGTAGTTGATTGAGCATTAATAACCCCACCAATAGCGGTCAGCGTTAAATTACCAGTAGTATCGCCAGTTTGTACAAGCGTTGTAGAAGTGGTATTCCCAGCAGATATAGTACTCATAGAACCACCCAAGTAGAATTAGCTCCAATTGTTACAGTAACGCCATTTGCGGTTGTTACTGGTCCTACAGAGAATCCATTTTGACCAGCAGCAATTGTAGCATTTGAAGTAATATTTACGTTATTTACGATGATTGAATTATTACCAGCAGACAAGGCACCAGATGAGGTTGGTGTTGCCCATGTAGGAGCGGCGGCGTTTCCTTGGGATGTTAATACTTGACCAGATGTACCGTAAGAAGCATTTGCTGCCAAAGCTCCGCTTGCATTAATAGTAAACGCATCAACCGCAGAGTTGTTAACAACAAAGTGAATCGAGTTAGCAGTTGCTGTACCAACAACAAGATCGGCAGCGCCAGCATAAATATAAGCTACGTTGGCTGCTGAAAGTGCGCCAGATCCAGTATATTTGCTAGAAGTAATACCAAAGTCTGCATATGCTGTGCCAGTATCGTTTGTTACTACAAAGTCAACAGAAGCATTAGTTCCATTGCTTAAGTTCTGAGCAATAATTTGTACATATGTATTGGCTGTATTTGCGTAAGAAGCAAAAATGCCAGTATCTGAATAACTAAGAGCGCCAAGAGAAAAAGCACCAGCATTAGAACTAACTGCGGTATTTCCAACAGATACAATATTATTTGCAGTAACCGTTTGAAGTACAGTAACGTTACCAGTAGCGTCTTGGTTTACAGACTTTTCTGCTGGGTAAGTAACAAATACATCTTTAGTGGCGTTACTAAAGTTAACCGCAGCATTAGCGTTTGATGAGGAAAGAATAGTCGTACGAGCAAGAGAAACGTTGCCAGAATAGTACGTACCAATACCTACTTCCCAGTTAGATCCTTGTTGATCCGCAATGGTGTAGTAAGTTGTATTTCCGTTTCCCACCACAGCAAAGGACTGATAGCCGGTTTGCGCACCAGCTAAAACAATAGTCCCAGTACCAGCGGTATTACTGGATTCTTTTACCCTATCAAACAGCACAAGAGCCATGTCAGGCTCCTATTAAGCAATACGGATGATTGCGTTTGTTGCGTCTGCAGTTGGGAAAATCACGCTAAATGTACCGTTAGTAGCGGTTTTATCAGCACCAAAAGCTAACACAGCAACAGCCGTATTTGCAGTTGAGTTGTAGATTAAAGCGCCGTTAGCAGTAATATTTGCGTTAGTCCAAGAGCTATTAGCAAACGACAAGAACGCTACGTTACCAGTAGAAGTTGGGCTTGTGCTAACTGTTAGTGTGTTACCACCAGCAGTATAGTTTGAACCTGAACTTGTTACTTCGTTAACGGTTGTGTACGCTGTAGTTGCGTTGCTTAATGTTGCTGAGCTGGTATACAAAGCGAGTTTATATACAGTGCTTGCGCCTGAAACCAAATTTTGTTGACCGCTAAGGATTTGCACCTTAAACGAATCGCACATTGCTTGAGTGATTGCCATTTGTTGCTCCTAAAAATTATGGGTTAACTTTGATCTTAGCTTGACCGTCACGATATGCATCGCCACGTTCTAAGCCAGTTCCAAGTCTGTTGAGTTGCTGCATTGCTTCCTGATACTTGGTATTGTACATATTTAACATATCTGTCTCACCCTTCATGTAGGTATACGCCTCAACGAGGGAACCATAAAGAAGAACAGGAGAGTAATTATCACCAAGCCATGAGGTGCCAGCAGTAACAATAGATTCTGGATAGTAAAAATAGTGCAACTCTGCGTTGTAACTAAGATCAGGGGTTGGTCCAAGAATGAAAGTAAGTTCATTAGGGTCATTCAAACGTGAACCAAACAAAGCGTAATAACGGGGTGTACCAGTAGCAGTTGGTGTAGGATAAGATTGACGAATAAAGTTAACATCTTTGTTAAGCAAATATTCGTAACTTCCATCAGGATTAATAATTGCTAATGAATAAGTAGATAAGTAATCATTAGGACAAGCTAAGTATTGATTTCCTGAAGTGCATGTGCCTGTAACATTCTTACGCAAAGACGGGATTTGAACGGTATTGTATATACGTTCTTCCGCTTGCTGAATAAAAGTATTAATCTGCGTTGTAGCAGAAATAGAACTTCCATTAGCAAGATACGTATCCGGAAATATATTTTCCGTGTACGTCTGTATCTGAGCGAAAAGAGTGTTGTAATCCATTAAGCCATCGGACCTCTAGATTTGATGCCTTTAGTTGCAGCACCATAACCACGCATTGTAACGCCATCAGTTTTAGTTTCTGGCTGACTTTTGAACAATGTGCCAATAGATGGACGTAATGCATCAACAGGTTTGCCTTTTAGCACTACTGCATTTTCACCATCAGCTACGCTAGTACCATTGTTAACGTATGCAGATGCATCTTTGTTTTCTTTAGCATGACCTAGCGGATAAGATCCCGCTGGAGTTGCTTTAACGTTTTTAGCGGTAGCCATATTAACGACCTCTGCCTGAAGATTTTTGCAACATAGCACGAGCCATATTGCGTCCAACAGCTTTCATGGAATTACCCAATTTCTGTGGACCTTTAATTGGACCTTTTTCAATGCCCACTGATGGACCTGAATCACCTAGATTTGTACCTTTGGTTTTACCTGTTTTGGTAACACCATCTGCCGCCGTTTTGAATCCCATAATTTACTCCTAAGTTATACTTACCGTTACTGTACCAATTTGTGTGTTACCTATCAAGTCATTTGGCGTTAACGCATTGTCAAATAGTCTTGAACCACCAACCGGATTCCAGCCCCACTGGAATACCCTACTACCCATGTCTGGACCACCTAAACCATCTGGACCAATACCAGTTAAATTAATCTGCAAACCATTCGTACCAGACTGCAAGTAACTTACATCAGGACGGGGTTCTCTAACCGCCTGTGGGTCATTTACAGGGTACATCCCCAATTGTAACTGAGGATGATCTGGATCCCAACATTCACGACAAACCTTAATCTTATAAGGTTTAGTTTTTACGGTTTGCGTCCGTAAATATTTGAGCATAAACCTTTGATCACATCGGTCACATTCGGCAATTGCCCATTTGCCGGAAGCGAACTGATTAGGCATTTTTAACTTCCTCTACCGTAGAACGTCATCCTTGGCACAAAACGTATAGGAGCCTTATCTCGATCTTCATCTGCAGCCAATTGGAACTGTTGTTCATAATCCGCTTTTAACATTGGAATACGGTTCATATCCATATCTGGTAACTTGGTAGATAGCTGATAAGCTAGTCCTGCAACCATACATGGGATGAATCTAAATGGGATATCTTGTACGTATACACCAGATCCGGCGTCTTGAATACGGCGCAATCGGTAGTAGACAAATAAATACTGGTTGCCCGGCGCATTGGGGGTGGGCCAGACATTGATGGATGGTAGGTTTTGAACACTAATAGCGGCTCCAGTAACGTGAGCTGTAGCAGTAGTGCCATTTTGACCACGAGCGCAGTTAATCAACTGGTTGCCGTTAATATTTGGGTAACTAATAGTCTCTGAATCAATTTGAATAAATCCAGCAGATGCTAAACCAGACGTAGTATTTAACGTGATTGTGGTATCTGTAGAACTAATATTAGCCGCTAATACAGAAGAAGTAGGGTTTGTTTGACCTGATTGACGGTTGATATATACCTGAATTGGGCGCCCTTGAGCCAGCTTATTAGGTAGGCTCATATAGGTCGGCTCAGCAATACGGCTGATGTTGATATCAATCTGGTTAGAAGTACCGTTATTTTGGCGTATAACCGTGTCCATAAGGTCAATTGTGTCTACTGGTATAGGGTACATAGCCTGACCAGTTACCATCGGTATAACGCCCTGTTCTACCGTCCACAAATTGATTCCACGGTTAGCCCATTCAATCGTTAAAAGATTTAAAGATCGGCGGGCTGTTTTGAAATCATAACCAGAACGCAGTTCTTTACCGCAACGCTCAAATGCCTCTTCGATAAGGTCATTTACGTCTAGGTTAAAACTACTTGTTCCAGTGGTTGTTGCCATTATTTTAAGCCTTTTAGAGTCTTAGCTAATCTTGCACGTTGCCCAATTTTTCCGGGTTTCTTGGCAGCAGCTTCTAGCTTTTTAGCAGGAATCTTTTGCCCAGCCTTAACACCTAACTCGGCACGTAAAGCACCGGGCTTTTTAATTGCACCAGCAATCCAATTTTTAGTAGCCATTATTTTTTCTTCGCTGTTTTAGCAGATTGAATAAATGCTTCTTTAGTAGGCGCACCCTTAGATCCAACTTTACGCATTCTCTCACCAGAGCCAGCCTTAATACGTGCTTGCTTTTTATGGATATTGGCATAAAGTCCGGGCTTAACTGC